GTTTTTTTCCTTGTCGATTGGTGAACCAGTAGGAACTATCGATGTCGCGGAGGAAAGAAGGGAAATTGTGATCCTCAAACAAGACGAATTCTGTCTGCGATTTGGTCTTTTTGCCTCGGAATCGTAGTTCGAAGTCCTTGATGTTCTTGTAGAGATGCTGGCAACTGTTTTGTCTCTAAATACCTCAATTGTTTCAAAAACATGACGGGTTTAAAGACAAGCGTTTCCATTATAGATAATACCGGACTCGTCTCCACCAGCGACTACGTCCCGCCGCGCGTCGTTTCCCCTGGCGCTTTTCGTAAGATCCGCATGCAGGATATTGAGGACGTTCTTGGTCTCTCTGTACCTGCTGGTACCGTTTCAGAAACAAAGATGCTGTTCCTGAGAGATAAACATGTTACGTTTACGAAACATCGTTTCAGCCCATTCTTTTCTCGGCAAAGACGAAATAACGCACGAGATCCCGACCGGTGATGCCGTGCTCCCGGATCAGGTCCTCCAGCAGCTCGCGGCGCTCGGCGTTGAGTTTCCCCTGGCGGTAGGCCTTGTCGTCGACGAAGCGCACCAGCTCCTCCCACGAGAGGTTCTCGGGTCTTTTTTTCTTGACGAAGCGGCGCCGATCCCAGTCGTAGCAGGCCATGACGAACGCGAACGCGGCACCGTTCATGGTTCCGCACTCCTCGCTGAGCGGTGCCAGGAACTCCATGAAAAACCGGTTCGCGGCCTCGTCCGAGACGAATCCGATCTTTTCCAGCGTGTTGACGGCTTTCTGGCCCTGGATCTTGAATTTCTCCGAAGGGTTGCGCTTTGCCGGGGGCGGGTAGTCGAATTGATACCTGGCGGCGACCGCGGCCTCCGTGCGTTCCCGGTCCTGGTAGGCACCCCCGAAATGCGTGTCCGTCCCCCGGATCTGCGTCTCGTCCTCGAGGATGAAGAGCGTCCCCTCGTGCGTCTGAACGACACGCTCGATCCTGGACGCGGGCGGCCAGGGCTCGTCGGACGGCCACGCGGCGGGTCTTGGTTCCGTCATTTTACGTTTCCGATTTTGTTTTTTTATGATGGTTTCGGCACGATCACCGTCTCGTTGGATCGGTACGCCGGCCAGTCCGCGGTGTCATACGGCAGGAACCAGTACTCGCGCGGGTCGATCTGCGGCGTCGGCACAACGGGATACGTGTCCGGCAGCGTGTAGTTATACCGGGGGCAGTTCTGGCGCGGCGCCGGTCCGAGCCGGTAGAACGGCGGTTCCGCCGAGTAGCGGCCGTCGGTGTCGACGTGATTCAGGCGACCCGGCCGGGGCAGCGCGAACGCGCTCGGCTTGTTGAAATACGGCTGCGTGGCATAGCCTCTGCCAAATGTCATGGCCCACCCGTAGACAGGCAGGAGGTTGGGATCGGTCATTTCTGGATAGATAGAATAAAAAACGTCCGTGGAAAACTGAAAAAACGGCATCATTCCCGGTCTGTCATTCAGTAGATCACACTGAATACTAATCATTTTCCTGTCCCTGTACAGATGGAGATTGTGCGCTGCGAGCGCTGCGATCGGGAGTTCAAACCCCGCGGGCTCAAGAACCACCAGCGCCGATGCCAGCAGCGGCCGCCGCTGCCGCAAGCGCCGGCCGCGGGCAACAACGACGCGCTCCAGAGGATGACGGGAGCGCTCGAGCGGCTGGAGGCGCGTCTGGCCGAGAAAGACGACAAGATCGCGGCGCTCCAGGAGACCACCGCGGCGCTCGTCCTTAAAGTCGAGGAGCTCACGAGGATCATTGTCTCGGAGCGCGGTGGCGCGCCACCGCCACTGCCGCCACCGCCAGCCGTCGAGACACCGCCATTGCCGCCAGTTATCGAGACGCCACCGCCGGCCGTCGAGACGCCACCGCCGCCACCAGCCGTCGAGACACCACCGCCACCACCAGCCGTCGAGACACCACCACCGCCGCCACCGCCAGCCGTCGAGACACCACCACCGCCGCCACCGCCAGCCGTCGAGACACCGCCGCCACCGCCAGCCGTCGACGATCTGAATGATCGGACGATCCGATACCTGGAGCAGTGGGATCGTCTGGAGCCGCTGCTGGAGCGCATGGAAGACATGGACGACGACGAGCTCCGCGCGATGATGACCGGTGGTCACCTTGATGTTGCCGACAAGGATCTCTGCGAGATGATCCTCCGGCACGGTTCCGTGGAACGGTTCTGCCGCTTCATGGAGGAGGAGACGACGCGCCTGTGGGACGACCTCATACCAGCCGATGCGCCCCGATCAAGGTTACACTAAAGAGACATGATAGAGATGTCGAGGATGTCTGTTCGTGCTCCGAACGAGAGGTGTTCTCCATGGGTATCGAGAAAGACGAAATCGTTATCTCGGATAGATCATCTCAGGAGTCTCCGATCGCGGAAATGTCTGAGGCTGGGATGATCGGATGTTTTTTTTTTTTTGGGCTGCTCAGCGATTCTTTGGCTCATTCGACCATGGAAAGCGGACGATCCTTTGTTCCATCGTAAACTCAGAGTGGATAACCGATGATCGAGATCCCTCGTTTTCTATTTCTGATCTTGTCCAGATAGTAACGCAAATTATCTCTCAATTTATCGTAGGTCAAGCCTTCCCTGAAAAATCTTTCTCGAGAGATTCCATCATCGGCTTCCCAGATTCCATCATTCGAGTTCCAGCTCTTTTCTAACTGAGCCTCGTTTCTGATTTGAGAACCGTTACCCATTTATTTGTTTCTTGTTTTTTTTAATAGTACGTAGGAAAAAAAAAAATCATCATCGAGCCGTGAGCGTCAGGAGACGATGAAAAATGTCCAGGTGATGATCCTCGACGTACTCCATGCCGTTTTTGCGCACGAGCGTAAAGCCGTAAGGATTGAGCGTGATCCACGTCGAGGCATTCACCGGCACGAGGTACCGGCCGTTGCTCGCATAAGTAAACGCGATCAGCGGAGAAATGTTTTCCTCGAGCGGCCACGGTCCCACGTGCGGTTCTGGGAAGATGTGGAACGAGATTTTCCGGGCACCGATGGTCTCGGCCAGGCAGGGACGGCCGTCCGCGCGGGTCATGATCTCGAGCCCCACCGGGAGGTTCAGCGTATCGATGCTCGTATGGGCAGCGGCGATGTACCAGCGATCGCTGCGTGTCGATTTTCGTTTCATCATGATAAAACGGGAGGAATGATCTCTGTCCGCGAGCTGCCTGAGGATCCGATCCAGGCGTCCCCGGATCTGACGACGCGTCTGCACCGCCTGATCCGTTTCGGGCCTTGTCATGCTCCCCACTTTCGCCGGCGGATCGTCCTGGAAACGAAACACCTTTGTCCTCCTCACCGGTTGACGTTGTTGCTGCTGGTCTTTTTTCCTCTTTGGCACCCGTTGCTGGCTGATCTCCATCGGTATCGGTGCCGCGACGCGGTTTTCGTAGGCCGTCTGGAGCTCACGCAGCCGCTGGATCATCCGTGGATCGCGCTGGCCGCGCTCCACCGCGGAGAGCCGCTGGCGGACACCAAAAGACTCGAGCGCTCGCCTCTCTCGTTGCTGTAGGCGCTCAGGGAGATCGTCGAGACCATACAAGAGCATGGACTCGACTCGTTCCGGATCCTTCGGAAGGCATGCGAGCAATCGGCGGACGTGCCCGCGTCGCAGCATGTCGTAAAGCTGCTCGTTGGACATTCCTCTTTTTCTTTTTGAAAAAAAAAAGAATGGCAGATGCGGGATGATTCCGTGGAACGACAGCTCGGCCAATCTACCGTTTTGATTTCCATAAAAAATGAACAGCCGGCTGGGTCTGTGACGAGGAAAAAAAAGACAGATGAATGCCATCAGCCTCTTCTCGGGATGCGGCGGCGACACGCTCGGGATGATGCGGTGCGGTCTCCGTGTGTGTGCTTTTACCGAGATCGATCCCGTCGTCCGAGAAACACACCTCCAGAATTTTCCCGAGAGCCGCCTCATCGGCTGTGGCGACATGACCAGGATCACGGACGACGAGTTCCTCGCTTTCCGCGAACAGACGGATCTCGTCTTTGCCGGCTTTCCGTGCCAGGGCTTCTCAAACGCCGGGAAGAAAAGAGCCGACGACAGCCGGAACTCGCTTTTCTACCAGTTTGTGCGCGCCGTCCGGCTGATCCGGCCGCGCGTCCTGATCGGCGAGAACGTCAAGGGCCTGCTCTCACGCGACAAGGACGGCGTGACCTACATCGACCTGATCCGCAAAGAGTTTGGACTGGTGGGCTACCGGATCGCGTGGCGCGTCTACGACTGCGAGCGCCTCGTCCCGCAGATCCGCCAGCGCCTCATCATCGTGGGCGTGCGGGAGGACGTCCCGATCAATCCCCGGCACCTCCTGCCGGACGAGCCGAAAACGCCGGTCCTGGATCTCCGCGACATCCTCCGGTACTCGTCGCGCGGCGAGGCCGTGCTGGAGGAAAGCGACTCTGCCACCCTCCCGGAGGAGGCCTGCGTCGTCCAGACAGACAGAGACGACGACGACGAGCCCCGCGAGCCGCCGCATCCCTACCTGCTCCTCAAGAAAAACGCAAGAGACTGCGAGTACGCCGGCAGGCGTCACGCGAATCTCCTCTCGTTCGGCAAGCGGGACTCGCCGATCCACGCCGAGATCATCGACCGGTCCCGGCCCTCCAAGACGATCATCTGCACCTACGAGAACCAGCCGAGGCTTTTTGTCCCACAGAAAAAAAAAGACGGCCGACGGACGATCCGGTGCCTCCTCGTGGACGAGCTCAAACAGATCCAGGGATTTCCCGCCGATTTCCGGCTGACCGGCAGCCGCCGGCAGCAGATCCACATGATCGGCAACGCCGCGCCGCCACCGCTCGTGTCGTTCGTCGTCCGACACATCCTCGACCGCCTCTCACGGCCGCCGCACCCGCTCGCCTCCGCAACGGCCGGCGCGCTCTTCGGACAGGTGTTTGACGTCTTCCGGCAGCAGATGGGTGTCACGGATCCGGTGCGCCGATCGAGGGGAAACACACAGGCCATGGAGAACCAGTACACGGACGTCTTCTCGGCCGTCCTCGACCGCCTCGGGCTCCTGTACACGCGAGCCGGCTCGCAGAAGCCCGTGGACTACGTCATCCACCATCCCGTCCACCCGGATCGCGACGTGTCCGTCGAGCTCAAGCGCACCTCCGGCAGGATCATCATGTGCAACGACACGTACCCGAAAGACGACGTGTACTACGTCGTCCTCCACGAGAAGCACGGAGCCCGATGGTCGCTGGGCAAGGATCTTGCGCGCCCCGACGATCCCGATAAGCTGCAGGAGTATAAATGGAACATCGATAGTCTGCACAGCCCCGAATACGTCAAGAACGGCAACGTAACGACCTATGTCCGCCCGAATTATAGCATCAATATCAGCCACCTCTATCCCGGCCTCCTGTAGTTTTTTTTTTATCTTTTTAGACCATCAAAAAACCAGAAAAGGAAAAATAAAAAGAATTTTTTTTTTTTCTGAAAGTTAAAAAATGTCCCAGATCAGTCTTACGGGAAGTCTGCGCACGTGCAAAGTGGATCAGGGCTGGGCCTCGCGCATCCAATCCGATCGTTTCGAGAACCCGGAGCTCATGGTGTGTCCCGTGTGGTCCGGCTTTGATAACACCAACCGTCCCGTCTGCATCGACTCGTACTACACCAAGTCGCCCGGGTGCAACAGCCCGCTGGATCGCGTGGACGTCGAGAACTACCTGCGGCCGCAGTACATGGAGTACATCAACCTGGACGCCGAGGGCTTCCGGTACACCAGCGACCGTTTCGCGCCGGAGATCGTCCAGGGAACGTCGGAGAATTTTGAGAGCTGCACCAACTCGAATACCAACATGAGCTGCTACGAGTCCGGTGTGCGGACCATTGGCATGGAGCAGCTGCCGCGGATCACCGGCAATTTCAACCAGTCGCCCAATGGCGCGCAGATCTACCCGCGCTGCGGCTCCTACCCCATAAACGTGGCCATGAAGCAGGAGGCGGTCGTGGCTCAGGCCAACCAGCAGAACGCATAAACCTCATTCCAACACGTTGATCTAAAGAAAAGCATGTGTACATAAAACCGCTGATAGCTCAGCTGGTAGAGCTTCCGATTGTAGTGGGTCTGCGATGCTCGGATGGTCGCGCGTTCGATTCGCGCTCGGCGGAAATTTTTATTTCTGGAGACAGAAATAAATCCATGGAATCCAAGCCGTGGACCCGCGGTCGCGGTCAGCACCAGTCGCTGGATCAGCAAGAAAAAGAACGCTTCGATCCCAAAAATCTACACGAGGCGCTGCGCCTCGCGTTCTGTGGAGACAATGGAATGGTGATTGTCTTTTGCGGTATGATCAAGAAACACCGATGCCTGATGGCCGGTGGCTCCGTGCTCTCTGCTTACACCAATTTTCCCCTCGACGACCTTGATCTCTACGTCCATCCGACGCGGTGCGAGGATCTGCTGGACGATCTGAAAAGAGTCCAATACCGGTTCTGCGCGATACACCTTGCTCCCCCGTACGATCAGTCTTTTTTTCGGAAGAACGGCATCCTGGCTCGTTTTCGGCTGGTAAAGCCAAACTCGCCGCCCATCGACGTCATGATGGTGGCGGAGGACAGGACGCTGAAAGACGTGGTGCGGAATTTTGATCTCTCTTTCTGCGAGATCTGGTTTGACGGAGACCGTGTCCACGCGGAGCACCCGACCCACGTGCTCCATCGATCAGGGATCCTGGAACGGAACTACCTGCGCAGCCTGCTGGTGGATCACAACACGTTCATCCTCAAACGGATCGCCAAGTACCGCAACCGTGGTTTTAGCATCGGCGTGGCATCAGGAGACCGTGACGTGTTTGGCCTCTTGCGGCTCAACGATCAGACTCGGCGCCGTCTGGAGCGCGTCGCCATGATCCGGCTCGAGGCCACACAAAAAAGGACTGCCATGAAAACATTTTTTCCAGAGGAAAACCAGTGTACCATCCTTGTCGGCAAGATCCGATTCTATACCCCAAGGACGCTTTCGGATGGTGATGCCTGGGTGCGCTACAAGCTCATACACAGGATCATCAGAGGATCGAACCTCGCAAATAAAGCCCACTACCTGTGTGCTCACCCAGACACATTTCTTCCGGCCACGCTCGAGTCTTTCAAGACCATATTCGGCGAGCACTGGAGGACGACCTTTGACCTCGTGTTTGAATGCATCCTGTACATGGCCGAGCCCGCGTCCTACCTGCGCGCCGTGAAACGGCTGATGCCCGACTTTGCGCTCCGTCCGCTCCTTGAAGAGTTCCGAGAAATACTGAGAAACGGCATCAATGTGAGAGGAGAAAAAATCAAAATGATGTGCTTTTACACGGATTTCGCCATCCAACGCGACCGGGAGGAGGTCTTTTACCTCTCTTTCCGAGAGCTCATGGAAAAGACGAGGCTGCTGAAAGCATACCGCGATGCCTATGCGAGGTGTCTCGCACTGATCCACAGATTCATACGCGGCGACATGGACACGGCCGCGCTGCGCCAACGATCCGTGCGGATCGTCCAGCAGAAACTGCTGGACAACCATGCCGTTAACACTCAAGGAAATATCCTCGAGGTTCTCGGCATGGTCGTGCACCGCTTCCTCAAGACGGCTTTTCCGGCTCTGCGGGAGCAGCAGCAGAAGCAGCAGGGAGACTGGCTACGTTCGCTCCAGGCGGCTCGGAGACAGAGCCAGCAACACAGGCAACGGCAGCGACAGAGGATCATCACGGCGATCCGGCTCGATCTGGACGCGTCGGCTCGTCAGATCCAGCAGATGCGAGTCTTTGATCCGATCCAGCTCCGGGATCGAACCGTGCGCCAGATCCTCGACGATCCGTCGGCGCGACCGCTCGTGTGTTTTACGCGTGATCTTGATGACGAGGTCTACACGGGCGCTTTCGTTTCTTACGACGGCCTCGAACGGATCGTCTACCTGTGCCGGGAAAGCACGGCGTGGCACGAGTACCTCGACCTCCCGGAAGCGGAGCATCTCGTGATGCTCAGCGGAGGCGGCATGAACCTCGTCACGCCATTGGTGCCGATCCGCGAGGCCGTGGCACGGGGAGAGCGCGTCCTCTTCTTGACTTTTGTGAGGGTCTCGGATCCGCTCGTCTCGAGGGACGCGCTCCATCCCGAGCTCAATTTCGTCGGCCGGATGCACTGCGCGGATCAAGACAGGCGCCCGCTCTACCGGCTCGACCGATCTGTCCGGTGAGAGAAAAAAAAAATGAAAAACAGATTAAAAAGATTGATCGAGAAATTTATAGCATGTCCGTCAAGAAGTGTGGCATCATCTTTTATCACCCTTCCGCAGACAAATACCTCCTTGTCCTCGGTAAGAAATCCGAGAAATGGGGCTTCCCGAAAGGACACCAGGAAAAAGACGAGACCGAGGAGGAGACGGCCATCCGCGAGCTCTTTGAGGAGACGGGGATCCACGTCCGCCGGGAGGATCTCCAGACCAAGACGCGGTTCAAGAACAATATTTATTTCAATGTTGCCACGGTTCCGACCGGCTCGCTGGGCATCCAGGACACGAACGAGATCGTCCGGCTGTCCTGGTTCTCGCTCCCAGAGATGATACTCCTCCCCAAAGAAAAGATGAATTTCGGGCTCAAGAACTGGCTGTCGTCCGTGACCGGTACGGATCCGGGAAAGAATCCCAGGTTCGTCCGGCACCGCCCGATCGCGATCTAACTAAATATATAGCCTTAAAAAAATGCCGTGGGAGCTTCTTTCTGCGAATCCTTATGGACATGTCTTTCGGGACAGGGACAGGATCATCAAGGTGATTCCCGAGTTTCAGAAAAAAGAGGTCGAGTTCTGGACGCACCTCCGGCTCGATCCGGGCGAGGATCGTCTCTTTGTGATCCCAAAGGTCCGGCAGGAGCGCATCACGGGCAGCAAGAGGCTGCCGGACGGCGTCTACAGCCTCCTCGAGATGGAGCGCAAGCCCGTCGTGCTGCGAGACCTCTTGTCGAAGGAGCTCTCCCTCAAGACGGAGGCTCGCGCGATCGCCGACATGCAGGCCGTCATGGGCGTGCTTTTCCGCAACGGCCTGGTTCATGCGGACGTCCATGCCCAGAACATCCTGTGTACCGCGCGCAAGGATCGTTTCTACCTCATCGATTTCGGTCTCATCCTCCACCCGCGCTTCTGCCAAACCGAGGGTGAGACGCAGATGTACCGGTTGTACCTCTGGTCCAGAGATGATTATTTTTCTTTCCTCCGTCTCTTGTTTTTTGCGGGCAACGAGCGCCTCCTGATCCGGGACAACGACTACAGAGAGATCCGCGGGGTGTGGCGCACGCATTTCCAGCGCCTCCCCAAGCAGTGGCTCCGTTTCAAGGAAAATTTCCGCGGCACGTTCTGTCTTGACGACGCGCCGGACTACTCGTACTGCATGGAGCATTTCCTGGATCGCGTCCTCTCCGACGACGGCGGCCTGTCGCCGTCGCCCGGGGTGTATCTGTACGACATGCTGACCAAGATCTTTCTGGAGCGGGCTTTCCTCGTGTTTGCCGTGTACTATCCGGGGCAGATGAGCCTCTCGGTGCCCGCCGCGCGTGCGCGGCTCTTCCGAGCCGCGCTCAGGGATTTCCCTGCCAGCGATCCATGAACTGGGCGACCGCGTTTCTCTTGACGCTCATGAACGGGTTGGTCCTTTCGCCGCCGCCCGCGGCGGGACGGTCGAACCTCGGCACGCTTGAGCCGCGCGCCTCGAAAGAGGCGAGAGACACGGGCCGGTGGCCCGTGTGCGCCGCGCCGTCCACCGACTGGACGCGCTGGTAGAACTCCGTCCCGAACGATGTCCGGTCGTGGACGGTCTCCAGATCCTGGACGAGGGGCGTGCTCCGCTCTCCCGCGCGGACCTCACCGAGCTCGCCGGCACGCTCGTGCCCGCCACGGATGCCGGACACGGAGACGGGTGTGCGGCTCTCCCCGATGGCGCTCCGCGTGGTGGAGGCGGCAAAGACGTCCAGGCCGGCGAGGTGATCCTGTTCCACCGGGTTCGCCCGTCCCTCGACACGGAAAGCCTCCCGGAGCGACGAGGACGCGGGCGCGTGGTACGGATCCGAGACCACCGGACCGGAGATCCCGCTGGAGGCCGAATACGAAGGGATCGTGCGCCGGGGCGCGCGGGCGAGAGACTCGGGACCGCTGATCCGCTGGAGCGCCGGTGCCGACGGCCGGGTCTCTGCCTGCGTGTGGAGGATCTCGCGCCGGGCGACGACCGGCTCGCCCACATCCACCCGACCCGAGTACACGGGGATCGGCCTCGCGTCGGCGCGGACGTCCGGTCGAGCCGCGGAGGCCTGGGACGGCCGGTTTTCTGGCGAGGAGGACGCCGCCCTGCTCGGGAACGAGCCCGTCGAGACGACAAACGTGCCCATGCCTCCCTCCTCCCGCACGGCCGTCGATCTGGTCTCTGGTCGTCCGTCGACCGTGTATCCACCAGATGCCGAGAGCACCGGTTCTGTGCGCAGCGCCTCCCTTGTCTTGGCATCCACAAAGCCGCCGGCCTCGATGGATCGGAACGGGAGCGACGGTCGGGCCGGTGCCGAGACCGCGAGGACGTCGTCGCGCGTCTGCGACGAGTATCCCTCGATGCCAGACGACGGACCTTCTCGTGCGGGGTTGGTGGAGACCTCGGCAGAGAGGGTCGCCTCCCGGATGGCTCGATTCTGATCGACCGTGGGCGTCGGCGTGTGCTTGCGACCGGCCACGGCGCTGAGGGCGCTGTACAGCAGCCGGTTCTCGCGAACCCGACCGGAAGTGTCCTGCCGGATCGCGACATCCGCTCTGGGCAGGCTGACCGAGGTCTGCGCCGAGGCATGGAGGCCGTCGGTGATCTGGTAGTCGGACGGGACGGAGGAGGCGGCCGCCCGGTCGTGGATCGGCACGGTACACGCAACGCGATCCGCCGTCCTCGTGTTCTGCTGGATCGTATGCGCCACGTCGGGCTGGTTTCTCGGAATCTCCTGGAGCGTGTACTCCAGGTTGGTCGAGGCCGACGGGTGCAGGACGACCTCGTGAACTCCGGATTTCTGATCCGGGCAGACGCGGTTCTCAAAGATGGGTGTCGCCAGCGGATTGGTCAGCGCGTAGAACCAGTTCCGGGGCTGCCGGGAAAGGGGCATGAGGTCTTCCTGGCGGAAGACCGGTGGATAGAAAACTTCCGGTCGGAGGGGCAGCTTGACACCGGCCGTAGATTTGCTCCCGGCGTTATTGCCGTAGTTGTCGTAGGAGACGCTCACCATCGGGTTCACCCCGCGGGCGTACACGTTGATGCACTCGGCCACCCGATCCCCGCTGGCCTCCTGCGACAGGAGGATGCCCTGCGTGTCCCCGACCTTGTCGATGCGCCGTGTAAACACGCTCTTGTACGGATCCGCCAGGATGTTCATGTTGGTGCCCCACATCTCCACGCTCGGCAGCGTGGCCTTGCGGTTGGTCGTCAGACAGGAATAAGAAAGACCACCGGCGCTCATATTTTGTTTGCTACGAGGTTAAAAAAATTTAATAATCACGAACCGTCCTTAGATGTTTTTTTTCTGTAAGAGAAACATGCAGCAGAGAAAATCCCGCCCGGTACCGATTACGGTTCTCGAAGAAAACATCTTTTTGTGGTACTCTGATGGGAAAGAGGGTATGCTGGTGTACGTGGTGTGCGTCGACGAGGGAGAGGACGTCTACCTTTTCCGGTATAAGACCAGAGAATTGCTGGAGATGGTCAAAAACCCGATCATGGCGCGGGTGATGCTAAACGCAGCATCTCCGCATACCGAAATACAGCGGATGGTTGGTGTCTTTCCGAACCCATTCGCCGGAGACGAGGAAAAGAGCCGTATCCTCGCTTTCATTGCAGAGACCGGTTTTGTGGGAAGAGCAGCCGATTTCCTCTTTACGAGGGATGGGTTAAGGATGATCGTAGAGAGGCATGCAGAGAGCGACACGGATGAGCCGCTGTCGGTGCTGGTCAACGATATCATTTCGTTTGCGTCCAGAGCGATCGCGGTCATGACCGCGTACGAGAAAAAGATAGATTTCTATAATATGGACGAATTCGGGAGCGCGGCCAGTGAGTACGAGGAGCTCGGCACGAGCAAGATTTTTTACCTGGCACCGGTGGATCGGTGGTTCGGATACGATTCCAAAACGTTTTTCAGCCCGACACGGAAAGAGCTCGCGGAGCACATACAGAGCCTCCTGGGGTATTATCGGGCGAGCCGTTCCGTGCCACGCCCCGCGGATCCGGAGCTGAGACAGACCGTTCTGGATAGTCTGAGGCGCCGAGCCGACCAGTCCCAGCGGATCCAGCAGTTCGAGCACGGAAACACGGCCTATATCGGGCTCCGCTCCACGCAGGATAACTATTACCGCAGACTCCCATCGCTCCTCAGCCTGCTCTCCGAGGTGGTGGTGCGGAGATCCGTCCTATCGCAGGAGTGTGTGTATTTCATCTATCCTTTCACCGCCAATGTTGTCCTTATCGTGGTGGCTCATGCGGGCGACGACCGCGCGGTGCTCTACATCCCCGCGGAAAGACGGTTCATGATACAGCCGCAGCCGCTGTACGTGCTGAACCGACCGATCCAACCGTCCGTGGTCCGAGAGTGGAACGGACGGGTGGGATGGAGCACGGCGGATCCCGGCGTCTTGGAATGGATCATTCAGACGCTCCACGGCGACGCGGACGTCCGAACCGAGCCGATCCTTGGAGGCACGGCCTACGTGGCGGATCGACCGTTGAGGCTCGAGGCCGAGGCACAAGAGCTGCGGCGCAACCTCTCGGCGGTGACCACAGATTTGCGGCCGTTTGTGGACGACTACCCGATGTTTTTCGGGGAGACAAATATCTTGTACTGTGCGCCGCTGAGAGGCCTCGTCGGACGTGGCCTCCAACGGGTCTCCAAGGATGAGATCCAGAGATTTATCGAAAACATCCATCTCCTCGAGAACGGGCTCGTCTACGAGTGCACAGATGTGAACGACTGGCGGAAGCGGCTGCTGAGAGAATTCCTGAAAAAACGACCGGGGAGCCGGCGCCTCGTCATCACGCCCGCTCCGGACGGGCGGGTTCTCGTGTCTGTACTCGATCCGAAAATGCCACAGACCGAAACGGAAACCAACAAGGCAGCCGTGGACGCGCTCGTCCGGAGTATCCGCCGTGAGCAGGACAGAGCCAGACCGACAACAACGACGACGACGGAAGCGAGCAGCGAGGCCGCGCGGCTGGATCTCCTGAGGCTTCTCCAGCAGCAGCAGCAGAAAAACGTACCAACCAAGAAAAAAAAGAAAAAAAAATCACCGGCGGTCAAAAAACAGCTGCCGGCATCCAGCCAATCGCAGAAACAGCAGGCGCAGATCCGAGCACAGCAGGCGGCGCGGCCGCTGCGGCAGCAAGCGCAACAGATCCGAGCGCGGCAGGCGGTGGTGGTGGCGGAGGCGCGGCCGCTGCGGCAGCAACAACAGCAAGCGCAACAGATCCGAGCGCGGCAGGCGGCGCAGCCGCCGCGGCTGCCTGAAGGAATCGTCTCGAGGCAGTTCCGAGGCGATTTCAAGCGATTCCAGGCCGTCCTGAACGAGGCCGGGGAGAAACTGGTACAGCTCTTTCCCACCCTTGGGAACGAACCGCACCTGACGACGGTGGTGGCACTGCTGACCGTTCTGAACCCGATCGTGCGGAAAGAACGCGGCGCCATCTTTGTGCTGAAAGGGGGTCGCGCGGCCTGTTATCACCTCCGAGACTCGTCCTGTGAGGACAGGCGGATCGAGACGCACGATTTTGATTTCCGGTTCTGCTGTTCTTACCCGCTGGAGCCGGCTGAGCGGCTGGCGATCGTGGGCGAAACCCTCCGGTTCATCCAAGGATACATGAGGAGCCGCCGCGCCGGGGAAAGCGTCACGATCGAGATCAAGATGCCCGAGCTCGGCCGGCTCACACCCACGACCGCGTGTTCGCTCGATCTGAACGGTCGACGGGCGATCGACATCATCGGTCTCCTCGACGGCGCACCCTGCGACACGAAAGCCGAGCCGCTGGCCAGCGGAAACGCCGCGATCCTCTTTGTCGTGTCCAAGAAAGAGCTCGTCACCGACTGGATGCGGGGTTTCTGCCACTACCACGGCCACAGACAGCTCCTGAAGATCGCGGCGAATCGGAAATTCTGTGAAAAGACGGTACAGCGCCTGAGGACACTCTTCCCCGGACTGGTCGGACTGGACGAGAAGCATTTTCTGGAAACACATTTTGGTGGCATCATCGGCCAGGATTGCCTGGAGATCATCACAAAACACGTATTTTATAAAGATCAAAATTGATCCGTGTGCCAGAAAGACCGGTGGAAAAATAAATGTCGGTAGGATTTCCTTCTCTCATGCGGTATCACGAGCGTTTCCTCCACCCACCGCCGTCCGATCATCAGGTCTTTTACGAGTGTACCATCTCGTGCCGCTCCGTCCGGTGCCGCCGACTGACGGATTGGTATCGTCCCCAGAAAGACTCGACACTGATCACCGTCCCGCGTCTTGTCCCGTTCTTTCTGCACCGGCACGTCTTGTACGCCAAGATGATGCCCACGCGGCTGGAAATGCTCTAAAAAAACTGATCCAAAAAAAATGTTGCGTGTGTACCAGAAAAATGTCGCTGGGAAAAACAATCGACGTCCTGATCCACGACCGGGTGGTTTCGTTCTTTCAGAGCCTGGAGGATGTGGCGCCGCCGGAAAAGACGAGGCTGATTGCGCGGTGGGAAGCCTTTAACGGCGACGAGAAAAAGCCCAAGCCCAATGAACTTGTCAAGAAAGCGACAAGCACTCCCCTCAAGAAATCCAGCTACCAGAATTTTTTTGCCCTCCGCCGAACCGAGCTGAAGCTGAAAGAACCGGCTCTCACGTTCGGAGACCTCTCCAAGAAAATCTCGAAAGAATGGAGCCAGTTCACGCCGCAGCAGAAACAGGTGTACCTGAATCCGGAGAAAGCCGCAAAACCGGAGTTTACGTTTGAATTCCTGAATCAGAAAAAGATGGACGAGCTCCGGACGCTGTGTGAGCAGCGTGGCATCGTCAAGGGCGGGAACAAGTCCGAACTGATCCGAAACCTGCTCCAGAACACGCAGGAGAAGCCGAAACCGGAAAAGAAGCCGGTAGAGCAGCCGTCTTTTGATGTCTATGTCAGCACACGCAACGACAAGCGGTCGGACTTTGAGACGGAAAAGGATTACGCGGAAGAGGGCTTTGTCTCCGAGATCGGGAGCGACGCGGACTCGAAAGTGGACGACGAGGAGAGCCTCCCCGACGTCGACGACGATGATGATGATCCCGTCTCTGACCTGGACGATGCCTAGGTGTGCCCGCAGTAGTCGCGGACGATTGGCTTGTCCGGGTCGTAGATCCCCAGCTCGACGGCGCGCTGGAGCTGCTCCTGAAAGATGCGATTGAATTTGGCCGTATGACCGATCTCGTCGCACAGGACGTGCGCGAGCTCGTGGATCGCGACGTACAGGAGCATGTTCTGGTCGTAGTACTCCTCGTTCTTGTCTTTCAGACAGAGGTAGATTCTTTTTTTATTGATGGTATAGCTCTTTTTTCCCTCAAAAAAATCAATCGACTCAACCCTCGGGTGGAGCGGTCGGAGGGAGTCTTTGATGGTCTGCAGCATGGGATCGAGCTGCTGGTAATGCTCCGAGACCTGCTTATAGACGAGCAGGACGACGACCGCCACGATCGCGGTAATCACACACAGATAAAGTATTGTTCGGAAAACACCCATAGTATTTTTCAGGAAGCAAGTTTTTTTTTCTCGGGGAAAAAAAAGATGAACCCGAGCTACGCGACGCTGACTACTTATAACGAGGTCGATGCGTCCGATCTGTCCCGCACCGGCTTCCTGTCTCCGCCGCCTCCCGTCTTTCCGTTTGCCGTGCTGGGTTGTCTCCTGTTCTCGCTGGTCGATCCACAGGAGGTCTGCGGCACGGTTCAGCTGCTCAACCACGACGACCGGTTCTACGTCCATCTTTCGTTGGTATCCGTGGCCGGCTACCGCGGCTTCGGGCTCTATTTCATCAATGACAACGACGAGAAAGGGGATCTCATCATGGCGCTCCACCAGGCCAAGACATCGCTCATGCCGCCGTTGGTGATCTCCGAACCGGTAATGAGCCGCTTCTCTTTTCCTTTCAACCAGCTGACGACCGAGCAGCTGCTCGGGTTTGTCGGACGAGAAAGAGTGCTCGTCTCGGTGTCCGCCGAGACCGGGGAGTGTTGTGAGGGCGTCCTCCGGCGTCTCTGGTGAAAAAAGATAAAAAACGATTAATCCAAAGAAAATAAACGCCAGAAAATCATCAGATGCTCGAGTTCGTTTCGCGTGTATTCTACGACAAAGTATTATTCGGCGGTTTCCCGAGCCAGGAATGGCTCTCGGAACTGCTCGAGACGGGTGTCGTGGCGGTCGTTGACCTTACGGCGGAATCAGAAAAGACCGAAAAAGGTCTCCCGGTCTACGAGTCTCTCCTGCCACCGTCGATCGCCTGCCTCGCCTACCCGATCCCGGATAACGGCGTGCCCCACGACGAGCCGGGCTTCCGCTCGTTCCTCCGGATCGTCCGGGACGTGGTTCGCACGCTCGGCGAGAAAGAAAAAATATACATCCACTGCAAGGGCGGCCACGGCCGCTCCGGGATGGTGGTCGCGTGCCTGCTCTGCGAGCTGACGGGCATGTCGCCGGACGCGGCGCTCCGGGAGACGACGGAGGCACACGCCGCCCGGAAAAACCTCCGGGAGAAATGGCGGCAGCTGCGGTGCCCGCAGAACTTTCGCCAGCGCAAGGTGGTCATGGATCTTTTCTCGCGACACGTCGTCTCGCAGCGGATCCCGGTCATGATCCTCACCGAACGTCCGGACGAGACGCGTCCGTCCATCATCTAAAAAAGAGAGATGGAGAGATGAAATGGATTGGAGAGAGCACGTCCGCTGGGTTCAGGTACGACATTGGCTCCTGTGTGATGCACTGGACCAAGGAAATCGAAAAAATATGGCCGGAAGCACAGATCTTGTGTTTCGAGGCCAATACCGATCTTCAGTTCGTGTACAGAGACGATCCGCACCGGGTGTTTTTCGACGTACTCAGCGATCGAGACGGCAGGCTCGTCAAGTACTACAAGAGCACGATGTGCTTTAACGGAAACAGCTACTATAAGGAGACCAACGATGCCGTGTTTCATGAGAATGACCAGAACCCTGGATTCGATCGTAACGGAGCACGGGCTGCCGCTCCCGGATCTGATCAAGATCGATGTCCAAGGGGCGGAGATCGACATCCTGAAAGGGGCTGCAGCAACGATCCAAAATTGTGAGCGGCTCATCGTCGAGCTCCAGTGCGTACAGTACAACCGAGGAGCGCTCTTGGTCAACGAATCGCTGCCGATCATCGAGGGGATGGGTTTCGAGTGCGTGGATCCGCTCTTCTGCAACAACGGCCCCGACGGCGACTATGGATTCCGCAACCGCCGGTAAAAAATGAAAAAACATCGTGGTGCGTCGTAAATGAATTAACTAATATCGTTGATTTCTTTCTCATTGACAACATCTTTTTCTGCGGACAGGTCATGACGAACAAGTGGACGGAGAAGAGCATCTTCCTCAGCTTCCTCGTTTACAAGGGGATCAAGGAACCGGAGGATTTCCTGGATCGCGTGGACGAGCTCGGACAGGACTGGCACGACAAGGCTTCATCACTCTTGGCGAAAGTGATGAATTTTGACCAGTTCGTCCGCAAAGGAGAGTCTCATCTCTGCAAGCGGGGGAAGCAGGTCTGCCGGCTGTACGCGGACGTGCCGGATGCGACGCTGCTGGCGGTCTGGAGCGCGTTCTACCGCTGAAAAGAGCATGAGTGGATGCGCTCACACAGAAAGTCGTTAGATCCGAAAAAAAAAAGATCCATCAGCGCGGTGGATTAGAGGTTGAAGCCGGGGGAGGCGACGGTGACGCCGGCCAGGGCGGGCGCCGAGGACTCGACGACGCGGAAATTGAAAGAATAGGTGACGTCCACCACGGCGTCGGGCAGGCTGCGGGCGAGGATGCCGATAAAGATGCGGTTGCCGTAGAGGCCGTAGACGGTGTTGGAGCCGGGGGGCAGCGGGATGGTGTTGTCGAGGCCCAGCGGCGTCGGGTTGGTGATGGGGATGACCGTGCCACCGACCACGATGCTGCCGATCAGGGTGCTGTACTTGGTGGTGCCGGTGCCAGACACGGACACGACCGCGAGGGTCGAGCCGGCGGGCTTCTGGCTGAGGTTCAGCTGGAAGATGATCCAGGTGCTGTCGCCGCAAGGGATGGTGTTGACGCCCGCGAGGCGGCCGTCGTAGGTGTACTGGTAATCCACGCCCAGGCAGCCGTTGAAGGCGAGCTTGCCGAAGAAGATCTTGCGGGCGATGGAGTCGAGGACGGTGCCGGTGGAGATGTAGCCGATGCCGTCGGGGCTCACGGACGCGACCCAGTTCGGCAGGCCGGGTGTGAGGTCGAGCACGAGCTCGGGATTGGCATCAATCACCAGGGGCGAGCGGGCGATGCGGGCGTTCTGGTTGCGCTGGTCGTTGCGCAGGTAGTAGGGCTCCTCATCGATGCGGGTGTAGAAGTTGTTCCAGGGCAGGGCGTACTGCGGGAAGACGTAGTTGACGGTGTAGTCGAAGACGATACGATCCTGAACCAGAGCGCAAGTGCTGGTCATAAGTCCTTCTCTACTGTTGCGAAAGAAAAAAAAAATCCAAAAAAAAAATTCAGAAACAGGTGGCGACCGGGTAGTACGCGCCCATGACCCGGCTTACCGCCGTGCCGTCCCGCGTCTCTTTCTGGTTATCCATGGCAAAAAGACCCGTCGGGGTGGCCGAGACGGAGACCACGCGAAAGACGAGCACCGGGCTCGTCCTGGACGCGTCCCAGAGCAGCAGCCGATGCCTGGCGGCATCGTATCCGAATGTGGCCGCGAACGAGGCGCTGTACGCGACGTACAGCGTGTAGGACGCGGGAAGCGACGCGAACGACACGGACTCGTTCGTGGAGGTCGTGTCGAAATCCGAGGCCATGAAGCCGAGGTAGCGGTACTCCGCGTTCTGGAATCCAATCTCGGGCGGGAGCCTGCCGTCGACCCGGATGACATTGTTGGCGGCCGGGAAGACCATCAGGTAGGCCGCGAAAGGATTCGGAAACACGAGGCTCATGAGGCTCTTGGCCGGGAGAAAAAACGTATGGAGATCGACGCCTCCGAACGTCGTGGACAGATCCATCGACGAGAATTTCTGGGTAAAGAGTTTCCACAGGAGCGACTGGAGCCCGGCCGAGTTCTTTAGCCTCGCGGCCGGGGCAACCGGTCGGACGCGACCGGTCAGCCCGATGGAGGGCACGAACGCGGGCAGGAGCGGGGGCGTCTCGCTCGTCGTGTAGACGCGCTGGATGACACAGTACGAGCCCGGCGGCGCCGTCCCGGCTGTCACGCCGAGGACGATCCGGTATTTCTTGTCGGGGTATAGCGTGTCGTTCCACGAACGAAAGACCGTGCCTTTGGCATCATAGACCGTGATGCTCCAGAAATAGATGGCGGTCGGGATGATGCCATCCAGGATCACGTCACCAGAAGCGTTATTGAACGAGGCCACATAATAAATGATGGAGGCATCAGGGTAGGCAACATTCAGGGAAGACGGGTGGAAAGAAGAGACGACGGGCCACTCCTGGTTGAGGAACTTGTCGTAGAGATACCCGAGGCCGAACTCTTTGAGCCGGACGAGGCTCTCGACACGGTACAATGAGAGGAAAAAAACCACGCCTACGACGACGACCACCACGAGCGTTGCGATGGCAAAGGCAAGCGTTGCCGAGGAAACACCGTTATTGTCCATTTCTTGTGGATGAAAAAAATAAATTTTATCTGAGCATGGAAAATAACCATTCTCCGATGTGCCGCACGACCCGCACGTTCACCGCGTTCCCCATCTGTTTGTAGCATTCGTGTTCGTCGTAATGATACGAGTCGGGAAAATCCTGGAGCCTGCACACCTCTCGGCGGGTAAGGTACCTCCACTCCGGTCCGTAGACCGGGATCATGGACATGGCCACAAGCGTAGGAGAGTACTCGAGGCCACGAACGCGGATACCGGAACCACGGAATGTCCACAGGCAGTTGCGGAGCGAGGTCTCGTTGCACTGCCACTCCAGCTTCCGCATGCACCCGATCCACTTCTCATTCCGTCTCGCCTCTTCCAACCACGGCCCGAGTATCGACCGGTGCCTCTCATAAAACGCTCTGTTCTTGTCGATCCAGTTCTTGTATTTTTCGTAGTGTTCCTTGTCGCATTCGCGATCCCAGTCGTCCGTCCAGATGGGGAACCTCGGTATGGTGATGTTGTTCTCTAACAGCAACGCACAAAAACGCTCCCATATCAGACCAGACTCGTGGTGCTTGGGTATGAGTGCGCTCTCCCCCTGATATGGTGAGAGGATCGATCGGATGTCCGTGGGATGGATCGGCGGAGCCACGAAATCAGGAAGATCGGCGCCGTACCGACCGACAATGAACGCCCGTTCGCGGTACTGTGGGATCCCAAACTGCAGCGGCGAGAGCACGATCGGTCGATCATGGATCCGGTAGCCGATTTTCTGGAGCTCTTCCTTGATGATCTGGAACGTTTTCCCCTTGTCGTGGGTTACAATGTTCTTGACGTTCTCGAGAAAGATCGCACGAGGGGTGTGATGACGGAGGATGCGGACGATCTCGAAAAAAAGATTTCCTTTCGTCTGGTCCGTAAACCCGGTCTGATCCCCTGCTTTAGAGAAAGGCTGACAGGGGAATCCCGCGCAGAGCACATCGAACGGAGGGATGTCTTCTTCCCGAACGGTGCGGATGTCTCGTTCCGGCATCACGCCAAAATTGAGATGGTAATTCTCGCGACACCTGTCGTCAATGTCCGCCGCAAAGACGCAGCGACCACCCAACGAAGACAACGCGTAATGAAATCCTCCTACCCCACAGAACAGATCGATAAAACGCGGCCTCCCGTCCTCGTGCTCGAGCCGAGGCCATTGCAGACCGCTCGTCTTTTTTTTGAACCCGCCGTTAAAAGTATAATCATAACGGTGTGTCGCCGCGGGCGGGAGCGCCACAAACATGTCCTCCTCCAACGATCGTGTCAGCATCCGGTAGAGATCCTCCGAGTCAACGAGGGAATCCGTCTTGTTGTTGCTCTTGAGTCGCACGTTCTCGTTGCAGAAAACAGGATCCACCAGATAAAAGCCCGCGTTCAGGAAACGATCAAAGCCTCTCTTGCTTTTCCACCAACTGCCCTCTTCCAGGTTCATGATCAGAACGGGACAGTCGAATCTTATCCCGCCTGCGCCCCCAGGATTCTTGCTCCAGTTCAGCGCGATCGAGGATTTACCCGTAATCTTCTTGAAAGAGACTTTTGTGCCCGCCACCAGGCAATCCGACTGTTTCTCGTTGTTTCTCCTGAACCCGTCCAGGTGCTTCTCCATGATCTCGAAAATCGTATTCTCCATCATCATGCCACCCGACAGACCCTTGCCGTCGGAATGAATGCGTCGTCCCAGCACCCATAATTTATCCGAGATCTCCTGCAAAACGTCAGTGGACAGCGTCCGTAAACTGTCAATGATCGCGCGCATCTTTCTTTTATCGTTCTGAGGCTTTTAGGTTTGTTTCATTTTTTAGAAAAGACATCCGTCGTCGCGCCCATGCTGCAAAAAACACGAGGATCATGGTTGCCGTCAGGCGGTAATCACGGGCCGCCAGGAAAAGCACGAGCCGCTCGGACGCGTCCATCAGCACGTGCTGGGAAAGCATGGACAGACGCATCCAGATAACCCTCATCTCGAGCAGCACGGTCAGGAGCGGCTTACCGGGCAGCCGCGAGAGCAGGAGAGCGAGAAACCTGCCCTCATGGACGATGAGGGCAACGAGACCGGTCTGTCCCTCGGACAACCACAGAAAAAACGTGTACACGACCGAAAAAACAAAAACCTCGAGAATCATTATTTCTCGTCTCCAGAGAACGAGCACCGCATGGTCATTTTTTCATCTAAAGAAACGGTAAATCGGGAGAATAAAAAGACAATGAGCATCATCTTTTTGGGAAGAGACGATTTCGCGGTGCGGAACGGCGACCGCGGTCGCGTGCTCTCGCTGATCTACGAGTCGACCGGCCTGACGCTGATCCTCTTCTACTCGACAGAGTGCGACTACTGCACATCGGTCATCTCGGTGTTCAAGCAGCTGCCGAACCACGTGAACGGCTGCCGCTTCGCCATGCTGAATGTGGACATGTACAAGTCAGTCGCCGAGATGTCGCGGGACACGATCGCGCCGATCACACACGTGCCGGATCTGATCCTGTACGTGAACGGCTACCCGTACGTGCGCTACGAGGGATCGAACAGCGTGGAGAGCGTGCGCAAATTTATTTTCGAGATGAACGAGCAGATCAACAAGACCAGCTTTGTGGAGCCGGCGGCGGCCGCCGCGCCGAGACCGAACGCCGTACCGGTGGTGGAGAGACCCGCGGCGGCGGTAATACCGCCCTCGACGATCCCCGCGTACACGATCGGGGCGCCCCTTTACGGCAACAACAAGCGGGACAACGTGTGCTACCTCAATTTTTCGACGGCGTACGTCCAATGAGCAGATTCTCGCGGCGACGTTCGAGGTCGGAGGTCGCGTCGTGGTAGTCCGAGAGGAGGCGCGTGTCGCAGATGTAGGGCAGCGACCGGTAGAGCACGGGATAGCGGCTCAGGAGGGCGACGATGGAGCGCGAGAGCAGCCCGAGGTCGGCGTTCGGCGAAGGGATAAAGAGGCGCTCGGATCGGTTGATGAGGCCGGAGACCCTGCCGGTGGAGTCCACGACGACGCGGATCCCCGTGTGCCCGATCACGGACTCTTTTGCAAACGTCCTGTGGAGCAGCGGCCGGAAAACGGCCTCGTAGGCTCTGGGATCGCCGAGGCGGAGGTCGGAACGGAGGCTGTTGGTAAAGGCGTCGCAGCTCACGAGGTTGACCCAGTCCTGAGCCATCCGCGGATCCGGAAAATAGCTCGAGGGGATGATGTGCTCCTGCGTCGTCTTGCTAGGGGAGAGGATCGCTCCGTTATACACGTTGATGCCCAGGGATCGGATGTGGCTCCGCATCGTGGCCGCCGAAACCAGCAGGAAAAGGAATTTCATTTTTTTTTCGCCAAGAAAAAAAACAGTCCCCACCGTGAATCGAACACGAGCCGGCGCTTTACAAGAGCGCTGTTCTGCCACTGAACTATGAGGACAGGCAGAGGATACATCATGTTTCTTTAGACTAAAAAAAAGCGCGAGATAGAAAAAATGTTCCGGACGGCCGTGTGCTGCATGACGCGGGACGCGCCGGATCTGCCGTTCTGGATCGCATACCACCTCCGTTATTTCGATCGGATCTTTCTGCGGGTGGAGGGCGGGAAAAGACCGCCGGAGGACGACCGCGTCGTGGTCGTCGACACGACCGAGCCGGAGGATGGCGGTCTGCTCCGGCAGCAGGAGCGCCAGAGGGATTTCGTGGATCTGTGCGTCCGACGGGTCGCAAGGACGCACGGCGTGCGATACCTGCTCCACATCGACGACGACGAGCTCTTTGTCATGGAGCCGCGGTGGAGAGATGCCGGCTCGCTGCTGCGCACGCTTGCCTGGTCCGGTGCCACCCACGCGCGGATCCAGAACCACGAGGCGGTCTTCCGCGTTGATCCAGGGGATGCCGGCGCGACGCCGTATTTTACAGATGCGAGGATCGTCTTTCGCGACGGCGCGCGATCTGCTTTCATGCGGGGCTACCGGAACGGCAAGAGCGTGTGCGACACGTTCCATCAGCCTCGGTGCACGGGCTGCCACACGTTCGAGGGTTCTCACATCATCCTCAGGGAGGCCGTCATCCTCCATTTTGACTGCCTGGACTTTGTGCGGTGGCAAAACAAGTTCTTGAGGATCCGCGAAATAACCGGTCTCCTGCCGTTCTACGGACGATCCGTCCGAGCCGTCCGGACGGGAGACGAGCACGAGCAGCGGCGGGTGTGGCTCGGAGGCGTGGTGGTCAGGGATCGGGAGCCGCTGCTGCTCATGGAATGGATCCGACACGCGGATAGAGAAAATAGTGCTCCAGGTAGCTGAGGAAGCCCCGGAGCGCGGCATACACCCGGTACCAGTGGATGACGGCTCGCCCATCTCCGGCAAACTCACCCGTCTCGTAGCAGGCGACCAGGTTCTCCCAGTCCGCCAGCGGATCGAGGTATCGCACCACGGCGGAGTGGTTGGAGAAATGGAGCACCGGCGGCGGCTCGCGCGGCGCCGCCAGGAAATCGCGGAGCCGCTCCGCGGACGGCGTGATGCCGTCCGCAGACAGCCTCGGTCGCGTGTAGATGTCTTTCCGTTCAGAGCAGCGTTCGTAGAGTGCCTCGAGTCCCGGGGATGAAAAAGCGGGTGGCTCGCGGGGCGAGAATCCCTTCTGGTACGGGAGGACGGCTCCGGTCGAGTCCTGGATGCGTGGCCAGATGGATTCGAGATATACCAAGAGGTCGTTCGGATTGTCGTAGATGGCCGGCAGAGAGACCGCGTTGTAGTAATCGTCTTCTAGATCGGAGAGATCCATAAAGGTCTCGGGCTCGGAGGGCCGGTCGAACTGGATGCCCAGGAAAGGCAGGAGCACATCCCGAAAAAACGGCCGGAGCACGTAGCCGTTCGTGCCGGGCTTGAATTTCTTTCCGTGAAAGACGTTCCGCCACATAAAGACAATCATCTTGAACACGTCCGCTCCGGGCAGGAAAAATGGAAACATGCCGTGGACGGCAAACGAGTGGTCGCCGCCTTTCCCGAGGAAGGCTCGGTCTCGGCCGAGCGCGCACGAATGACCAAAATCGATCAGGACCGGCACCCACCGCGTCTCTGGAAAGACGTAGGCGGTCTCGTGGACATGGTAGACGAGCCTCGTCGGTTTTTCGGTTTCCCGGATGATAATGTTTTCCCCGTGGAGATCGTAGTGGGTAAAGAGACACCGTTCCTGCGCGGCCTCGAGACCGAACAAGACCTGAAAGAAAACATCGAAAAAGCCGCTGATGGATTTCTGGGAGAATTTTTCACGGCACGTGTCCTTCAGGTATCGCGAGAGCGTCGGCCCGGGGATCTTTTCCTGGAGGAGGCCAACGGTTGAATCTTTCTCTTCGAAAAACAGGCCGTAGGTGTAGACAAAGTTTGGACACCACTGTCGGAGCGCGTTCAGGGCATGTAGACCGATCATGGCCTCGTGGACGAGATCCGTGAGCCCGGCCGGATCCATGTCGTCCTCACAGGGCATCTTGAGGACGACCGGGATGTCATTGAACTCACATGCACGCACGCAGGAGGACTCCCCGCTCCCGATCGTCTTTTCTTTCTGACGGTGCTGCCGCGCGGCGGCCTCCGAGAGGCGCGGAATCGTCCCGGTCGTGTCCAGCGGCGACAGGACGATCTCCCGGAGGCACCGCATAAAGACCGGATCGTCGAAATGGAGCGTCCATCGCCGGTAATCGGTGATCTGTGCCGTCTTTTCGGTGTGTGCGCCCGGATCCAGGGATCGTGGCTCTACGAACGCAAACATTTCTTACCCAAACTCGTGTCTCTAGACCGACTTTTCAGTTTTCGATGGTCTCAGAAGCACCAGAGGTAGGACGGATAAGAAGATAAGAAGGAATCCAGCTCATGGACGATCTCGTCGGCCGTTGGCCGGCAGGAGGGACGGTGATCGAGGCACCGGAGGATGAGATCCCGGATGATGGAGGGGCTTCTGGTAAAATCAGGATATTCGTGTCGGAGGAGACAGCTCGTGAGCTCCTCACGGGTCTCGCACCAGCCGTACAGGGTCTCGCGCTCAAACATGAAATACATGACGGCACCGAAGCTGTAGATGTCGATGGCTGCGCTGTACCGGGTGGATCGTTCGAGGCGGTGGAGCACGAGCTCGGGAGCCATGTAAAACAGCGTGCCGACATTGGCCGTCCCGTCGATCTCCTGGGCGCGGCTCATGTTCTCCTGACTCCGCTTGGCCTCCAGGTTCTGGAGGATCTTGCAGATCCCGAAATCCGAGATCTTGACGCGCAGATCTTTCGTCAGGAGGAAATTGTTGGGCTTGATATCCCGGTGGATGACGTAGGAGGGCTTCCGGCGGTGGAGGTAGCACAGGCCGCACGCGATGTCCAGAGCCATCGTGATCCTCGTCCTGAGAGAGACGCGGGGACAGGTTCGGAGATAGTTCTTCAGGTCGCCGCCGGGCATGTGTTCCATGACGATCCGGAAAGGCTCGGTCGTGTAGCCCAGGAGCTGGATGATGTTGGGATGGTGGAGGCGGGTCATGACGTGGAACTCGTTCTTCATGAGACGCGTCTTGTGGTCATCCAGATCGTGAAATTCCTTGACGGCCACCTGGATGCCGCGCCACGTGGCCGTAAAGATGCGGCCGAACTCGCCGCTGCCGATCATGTTGTCCGTATGGATACCAAGCTCGTCGGAAGGGATCTCCCACTCGTCAAGCATGTTTCTCTTTACACAGCAAATAGAAACACGGCTTCATTTTTGAAAAAAAAAAATCACGATGCATATAAAAAACATGGGTATCGATGATTCGATCAAAAGAATAATCGTATCGTGCGTAAATGACAAGACAAGGATCCTGTACAAGCCGGGAGATCACGAGGCCTATATCCGGCTCATGGAGACCCTGGATCGGACGATCGGCGATCTCGAATCCATGGAGCGCGCGATAGAAAATATAAAGACGGCCTGCGAACGAGAATCCACCAAAAAGAAGGCATGGGAAAACGTGCTGAACGCGCTCAGATCGATAGAGATACGACGGACCAGGGTGATCGACTGGTTCATGATCCACAAGGCTCTGTACAAGATCCTATACACGCTCGGTACTCTCCCACTGGAGACGCCGCTGCTGCCGGGTGCAACGGCCGAATACCAAGATCTCTACGGAATGATCCACACGGATCTCGAGGGATTGAACAGGATTGCCGGGGCTCTTTCCCAACCGATACCGAAAAAAAAAGATGTGGTCAAAATCATCACCGAGCTCGGGAAATACCTCGGAGATGAGGTAATCGAGTTCGACCGACCCAATATAACCCAGTTATATGCCCTGCGGTACAGCTCGGGAACCGAGGACGAGAAGCGGGCATCCCTGTTCAGGAATTATTTTTTCGAGCACCTCGATCTCCTCTTTCCGGATTTCAAGAAAAGTATCCTAGAAGTCCTCTCGGGACGAGAAAATTTTGGGAAAATCCCCCTTGGAATCGTGCTGAAAGCGATCGACATGGATCCGGAACGGCTGAACCTGCCCGATGCCGTCATCTCTTTTCTTCCCCAGTTCAAAACCAACAAGCCCCTGTATCACCGCATCGTCCGGCTGCTCATCTCATCGCAGCGAGTATTCTTGTCCGTAATGAACCATCTCCGTTCTCTGGTGTACAGCGCCCGCAAATGGCATCAGTTTCTCCGTCTCTGTGTCTCGGACATCCAGCCACCCACCCCGCCCGTCCTATCGGATTTTTTCCCGATGATTGATCAGAGCAGATTCGAGAGACTCTACGACAGCATCCTCGTATTTCTCTTTATTGCTTTTACGCTCTACGGGTTGATCCTCGAGCTGGAGCTGGATCTGAGCATGATCAATACTGGCCTGCTGAATAAGGAGCTCGTTATCAACGGCTGGCTCCTGGCGGAAGAAATGATCGGTGTTGAGGCATTCCCACCGCTGCCGCGGCAGCGGCAGGACGATCCCTCACAGAGACAGCTCCAAAAGAAAAAACAAGAGGCACAAAAGATCTACCACGAGCTCCTCCAGCAATACTCGAGGCAACGACAGAAACCGATTGTCCCAAAACAAACGAAACCCGTCCTCGGCAACCGGCAGCAACAGCAGGCCAAGCAGCAGGAAGCACCGGCTCTCGTGGCTCTGTTCCAGCAGCTGCAGCAGCCGGAGCAGCCGGATCCGCAGGAACTGCTCCGAGCTGTTTCCGTCTCACACGAGGTGTCCTCAACGGAAAACAAGATCCGGCACAACCGAGGATCCGCGGAAAAGATCCTGAAAGGGGCGCTCGCCTGGATCATGGAACGCGCAAACAATCATCATTTCATTTTTTTGGTGGATGCCCAGAACCTCCTGTGGACCATCTACGGGGAGGTGAGCTTCTACCGGCGGAAAAAGCTCCTGGAGGGCTTTCTCCGCGATCCGGATCGGGCAAAAGCGTTCCTCCGCGATGCCCTCGGTCGCCTGTATCCCCGGCTTACCGAGGCTCTAGAGGCACTCGAAGCGAGCAGAACCCTGACGGTCGTCGTCAACCAGGGCGACATCTCGGATGCCACGGAACTACATGCCTGGTCGGATAACCTCCTGGAAGTGTCTCTCCCTTGTGTCGATCCCGGAACCAAGAAGGACTGCTTCGTGAGCGGAGATTTTGAGAATCCCATGGACGATTATGCCATCCTTTTGCTCCGCAGGGTGCTGGAAGATCTGTCCGCGGAATGGGAAAAACAGAAGCACCGCACGCTGCGCCGGCACCGTGACCGGATCGTGGCTCTGCACCGCCAGGTAGGCCGATATCCCTCCCAGGATTTCCAGCAGGTGCTTACCCGGATCTCGGATCTCCAAAAGCAAGCCCGACAGGCCGAGAGAGAAAGGAATCCGTATCCCGTTGTCCTCGACCTGAGTTTCGATCTCCGTCGTGGGTGGAACTCCGCCGCGGTTTTTTGAGATGATCTCCGGCCTGGAGACGAGGTCTTTGCCCCACTCCAGCCGAATAATGAGTACCACTGGGCAGAGATCCTCAGAGATAACCATGACGGCACATTCCTTGTTGGCTTTCCCGAGCTCCGCTTTACGGACGTCTACCATCGTGCCTGGCTCGAGCCGATCTCTTACGGAGGATCCATACCGGCACCGGTGCTACCGCCACCGCGTGGAGGCGGAACCACCGCTCCGCATGGAGGCGGGAGAACTCCGGCTCCGGTGCCACCGCGACAACGATCCTCACAACCCGCTGACCGATTTGCCACTCCTGTCATCCCGAAGCCGGTCGAAAGACCGCAGCGCTTCCGGGTGGTTAACCTATAATCTCTTATCCCAGCCGTTCGCGCAACTGATGAAAAAAGCCATAGGCACCAACGGACAAAAATACAACCCCATTCATCTGATGCCGTTCCGAATTACCAAAATCTCGAGAACGCTAAAAGAGCTGCTGATCCGGGATCAACCCGTCTTTTGTCTTCAAGAAATCTGGAAAGATATCGTGCCCACGTTGACCGAAATTTTTGGGAATCGGGATTGCCGTTCCCATGAATTTACCAGCTCTTTTCCATGCAAGAGAAATCGACTCTGCCAGGAGGACGGCCATGTACCTGTACCTCAAAGAGCTTGCTGACGAGACAAAACCCCATGCGATCCAACGGTGAAACGGGCTTTGACCAAAAAATAATCTTTCCGGGAGTAAAATGCCAGCCAGTAAAAAATTTTGCGGGAAAGCAGCCAAAATCCCGGAGGGCTACTCCGGTCGCGCAACGCGCTTCGAGTGTCTGAAACGCGGCTACGGCGCGTGCCTGGCCTCCGGCGCCGCCGGGAGCAAATGTCCGGCTCCGCGGCGCTCGCCGCGGAAGCGTGAGCGAGTCTACTGCGGGAACGACCTCCTGCTGCCGGAGGGCTACGACCGCTACGGCGACCTCTACGAGTGCCTGAAAAAAGGCTACGGCGCCTGCCTGTACCACGGCAAGAAACAACCGCAGCCGGCACGGAAGCGCTCGGCTAGCCCTTCCAAGAGATCACGGTCTGGAAAGTCTCCAGCGCGGCGGCGAGGTTCCCCTCGTTCCAGTACTCGATCTCCTGGTTCTTAGTGTGCAGGAGCGACACCCGGAAGATCGGCGGCCGGCCCTCGTACACGGAGATCTCCCGGTTGTTCTCCACGAGAACCAGGGGGATCTTGTACGCCGGGTCGCGCTTCGGCTCGTACGGGTGGACGCCGAGGGAGGTCAGCTTCTCGTCCTCCAGCGCCCGAGCCTGGAGCACTTTCCACCGCTGACCGGCCAGGCGCTCGCGGTATCCGACCGGCCGGTCGTCGCGGTCGACGATCGAGATGAGGTATCGCTTCTCATTCATGAGCATGCACGGCAGGCGGACGGCGTACATGGAGAAAGGCTGCTCCATGTCCCGGATCTTGGTCATGACCGGATCCTCGTAGTACCGGGTGAGCAGGGCGTAGAGGCCATCCCTCTCCGGATTCCCAAAGAAGATCATGTTTCCATTTACGCGTCTTTTCTTTAGACGACGACGGAAAAAATGAAAACCGGTGCGACAGGACACGGAAAAAAAAAACACACGGATGGAAAACTTTATTGTCCTGGATCCACTCTACGCGGAGTACGTGTCCACCTACGTGCTCCCGGTCTACAGCCGGATCTGGGCCAAGAGGATCAGCCCGGCGCTGGTGTTCTCCGAGACCTACGGCTACCTGCGCACGTTCGATGAGCCGCGCCAGAAAGTGTGCCTCATGGAAGAGGACGCGTGGCGGGCCGCGCGCTTCGAGATCGAGGTCGTCCATCCGGCGGGATGCCACGTCCATGCCGGTCCGGTGGAGGGCGCGGCCTACCTGTTTACGCTGCCGTGGAGGACAAGGACAGCGGTCACGCACAAGCAGGGCAATCATTTCCTGCTCGAGAGCGGGGGCTGGATTCAGGAGAAGCTGACGCGCTACCTCCCGAAAAAGAAAAGATCCCGGGTGTTCAGGCTCGTGCCCCTCCAGAAAAAGACATTTGTGGGCATTGCGGTCAACGAGTGGAAGAGCATCCTCATCAGGGACAGGCGCTGGTTTCCCGGGAAAGATCATCTGTACTACGTGGATCAGAACGACCGGATCATCCCGGCATGGAGCGTCCTCCCGGTGCGCGCCGAGGCCGCGCCGATCCAAGCAAAGATCCAATCGCCGTGCCTCATGTGCTCGGAGAAACAGATTGACACGAGCGTGCTCCACCTCGGCTTTGCGCACAGTTTTTCGTGCTCGAAATGTATCGAGAAGCTGGGGAGCAAGACCTGCCCGCTGTGTAGGCTTCCGATCGAACAGATTATTACGAATCACATCACGACCTGGCCAGAATAAATAGACGAGGGAAACGATTTATTCTCTAGTGGATGGCCAAACGACAAACCGGACACTTGGGCTCGATGCGGAGCAGGCACGTGGGACACACGCAGTGATTAAAGACATTGTCGTGGACGTTGATGCATTGTTTCTCCTCGAGACAGACTGAGCACTGGTTGTCGATCCTGGGCACAAAATGATAGACGAGCTCGCGGTGGAAAGCAAACGTCTGGTACGGGAGATAGACGAGGATCTCCTGGAGATACATGCCGCTCGTAAAGAGCACGCAGGGCATGAACTCGTGCGGGTTGTTCTTACGCGACGTGTTGTAGGTGATGAGGGTCTTGGACATGACCTGTCCGAGCGTAAAATCCTGCGGCCGGATCCGGAAATAAAACTCGAAAAATCCGGAAACGAGGTCAATGTTGATCCTCGGGTTCTCGATAAAAAAGAGGAACGAGTTGTTCATCTCGCATTTCATCTGGTATTTCTTGACATCGACCAGCAAGATGGGATTATAGAATTTCTGAAACTCGACCCTGTACTTGTCCGAGTTCAGCAAACAATAAATGCTCATGATTTCTTGAAAATTTTATTTTTTTTTTCGGCAAAAAAATTGAAGACGACAGGGGTAAAAAAAAGATTAAAGGATCAGACGATAAGAGACAAATGGAGAAAAGCCTGGAGGCGTTGGTGCGCAAAAACACCAAGGCGCAGCTGGTCAAGACCTGTCGCGAAAAAGGCTTTGCGGTGACGGGCACGAAGCACGACCTGGCCGGCCGGCTCCTGGGCGTCACAAAAGACCAGCCAATCGTCGAGAAGATCCAGATCGTCATCCGGATCGTCAAGAACGAGCACGGGAACTACTGTCATGACGAATCGAAGCTCGTGTTTGACACGAACAAGAAAGTCATTGGCGTCCAGCTTCCCGACGGCAGGGTGCGCGGCCTCACGCGCGAGGACATCCTGGAGTGCCACAAATACAAGTTCGGCTACGTCATGCCGGTACGGCTCGACCCGGATCCGGATCTTGTGTCCGAGCCCATCCCGGCCGGATCGGACGGCGAGGCGGAGGAAGGAGAAGAGGAAGATGAATAAAATAAAATTCCGTTTCTATAGAGGTCATGCTCGATTATCCCATCAGCATCGCTCCAGAGGCCTGGGGAGCGCATTTCTGGGCGGCGATCGAATCGGTCGCGTGCACCCTCAGCACGCACAACAAGAAAGACGTCCTCCGGTTTTTTGACGTCCTGCGGCGGGTGCTGCCGTGCGAGACCTGTCGCGGGCACTACAACGAGTACTGCGACCAACACCCGATCCACGGGTACACCGAGAACTGTGTGGTGCTCCTGATGTGGGTCTTCCGGCTCCGAGCCGCGATCCGGGAACGGAACGGGCAGCCGCCCGAGGATTTCCGTATCTACCTCCAGGATCTCGCGGAAAGGTACGATATCCCGGAGATACGGTACCACATCGACAAGATGCACGAATACCTCGCGATGCGCGAACGGCACCCGCGATCGGTCTTTCTACAAAAATTCCGTCTGGACGAGTTTTCTGTGCTCTTTATACCGGCTGCTCCTTGAGCTTGGTGACGGCGTTCGGGTTCATCTGCTCGTCCTCTTTCTCCCGCTGTGCCTGGAGCTGCTGCGCGAGGCTCTTGATGCTCTCGTTCTTGCGGCTCATCTTTTTCTCCACCCCGTTTTCGTCTTTCCTCTCTTCGTCAACGACCGTTGTCTTCTGGATGAGCGGCGTGGTCTCGATCCGTCGTCTCATGCCGTCGCTGGGGTCGGACGGCTGCGTCACCATCGGTGGTGGTGGTGGTGACATCTCCTCCCGCGGGACGACGGGCACGCGCTCGGGCACGGCGAACGACCGGGAGATGCCGTCTGCCCACCGGAAAGCCTCCTCGTTCTCGTATTTCTTGACAACCCCCGAGGCGAAAAAGACAAGCACGGCGGGAACCGTGCGGATCCCGTATTTCTCCGTGTCCTCGAGGATGTGTGTCCGGATCTCGTCGTGATCGACACAGACCTTGCGGTAGTCGATCGCACGGATCTTCTGGAGGAAGCGGGTGCTCTTCTCCGAGAAACGACTGTAAAAGACCACCACGACGCTGTCACTCTCCATTTTGTAGAGACGGTGTGCTCATTCCTTAGACCGCTAGACGAGTGCCGTGGGCGCGTCCTCGATCTCGACGGCCAGATCCAGCCCGAGGTACTTGATGAACGAGTCGTTGTCGTCGGCCAGGCCGGACGCCCGCCGCGCCTCCATGTATTTTTCCTTGTATCGATCCACGAAATCGCCGTGCTCGGCGTCCAGCTCGCGGATCCTCGCCGTGGCCTTGTTGAAGCCCTCGCGCATCTGCCCGAGCTTCTTCTGGGTCTCGTGGAACGTCCACACGAGCTGGGCGCGCTTGACCTGTTCCGTAATGTACTCCTCGAACGCATCGCGGGGCTCGTCGTTCTGCGCGCGCTTGGACTCGTCGAGGAGGTTCTGCTCGCGCTGCTTGATGTCGATCATGTCCTGGCGCTCGGCCTCTTTCTTGGCCAGGATGTCCTGGCTGATGACGTCGGTCGTCTTTTTCCGGATGTCGATCTTCTTGATATCTTTCGAGAAGCCCTCGCTGGTCGTCACGGGAAACGGCCGACCGACAAACGCGTGGTAGATCTCGTGGTACGAGTCCACGTTCTTGATGAGCCACTCGGCTCGCTCGTTCGCCTCCTCCTCGGTCGCGTACACGCCGCGGACTTTCATCATCCCGTAGATGTTGTCCTTGTCCGGGGTGGCGCCCTTGGCAGGCGTGAAGCTCACCAGCGCGATGCGCTGGTTGATCTGCGCCGGATCGGCGTAGTACCGATCCACCTGCGCAAAGGTAATGTTCCGGCTCAGGGTTCTGAGCGCGTCGTCCAGCGGCCCGCCCGTGAGCGGCTCGACCGTGTTCTTGGCCGTGTACTCGGTGACCGGCACGCGATCCGACGGGGCGACGAGTGAGTGCATATCCTTTTTTCTCTGGTTTCAATTGTGTTTAAATGACATTTTTTCGAGATCTGAAAAATAATCCGAAAAGATAGAGACATGTCTCGGGTCTTGTTTATCGATGCCGAAAACATTCGTCTGTCGGACACCGATCGGGACATCCTGTGCTCGCTCTACCCGGTGGACAGAATCCTGATCTACGGCAACCTCGAGAAGAACAATATCCTCAAGCACTACCAGCACTGGGTCATGGATCTGGAGGACTGCTGGATGATCCACGTGCCGTCGATCAACGGCAAGAACAGCGTGGATCTGCAGATCTCGGTGGACATGATGGAGATGTATTTTTCCCACGGCATGACCGATGCCGTGCTGGTCAGCCACGACCGCGATTTCCTGCCCGTGTGTTCCAAGCTGCGCGGCTACGGCCTCGATGTTGTCATTGTCTGCCAGCGACAACAGAATACCGTCTTTGACGCGTTCACAACGGTCTGTCTCAATGATATCGACCCGGATCTCCGGATCGTCATCTACTGCTTCTTGTTTGAGCGGACGGCCTCGATGGAGCTCGTCTACCTGAACCGTCTCCTCAAAAAAATCAACAAGAGGAAAAAGATGAGGGACCTGACCGCTCTCCGCACGAACCTGGAGACCGCGTGGCGAAACTATTTTACACTGGTTGGCGACAAGATCGTGCGCACGGGCGCGGTCAAAAAAATGATCCGGGCGGCCGGCTCGTAATGGCCGATCCATAAGATGGATAAAGCGTACGAGGACGTTCTTTTTGAGCGGGTGGGCGAGTACCTGCGCAAATACGACTCGAGCCACGTCCAGCGGGAGTCGTTCGATTTTTTCATCACGCACCGTTTGTCCAAGATCATCGAGGAGGAGCCCGTTATCGAGATCCCCCTGGGCGGGTCGAGGACCTACAACATCCACTTTGGCCAGGTGTTTATCGACCGTCCCTACATCATCGACGAGAACCGGCAGATCCGGTACATCTATCCCAACGAGGCTCGGCTGAGAGACCTCACCTACTCGAGCCTGATCTCGATCAACATCCACACCTTTATCCGCGACACGGCCACGCGGCAAGAGTCCGAGGCGCAGGATTTTTACAAGGTCAGCCTGGCCAGGATCCCGATGATGCTCGGCACGACCCGGTGCAACCTGTACGGCAAGACCCCGGAGCAGAGGATCACGCTCGGCGAGTGTCCCTACGACAACGGCGGGTATTTCATCATCAAGGGCAAGGAGCGGGTGCTCGTATCCCAGGAACGGATCAACTACAACATTGTCCACGTCTTTGACATGAAGACCAACAACAAGTTCTACCTGATCTCCGAGATCCGGAGCATGTCCGAGGAGACCGGTCATTCCGTGCTCCTCCAGATGAAGATCACCAGCTGCGTCGAGAAAAAAGTCGTCCTCCAGATCCCTTACGTCAGTCAGGACATCCCGCTGGGTTTCATCTTCGTCGCGTTCGGCTTCTCGCTCGCGCAGGTCTCTGACATCCTGGATCTCAACCTCAGGAGCCAGTACGGAACCTACCCGCAGATCCGGCTGATCAGCCAGCGCATCCTCCGCGAGGCCGAGATGATTGGCGGTCAGGAGAAGGCGATCGCGTACATTGCCCAGTTCTCGATCCACTCGCTGTCCAGGGATCGCCGGCACTACTACATCCACCAGATCCTCAACAACGAGCTCTTCCCCCACCTCGGGATCTCCAGCACCCGGGAGCAGAAAGGGTATTTCCTGGGTCACATGCTCGCGAAGCTCCTGTTTACCCTGGTCGGCAAGCGGGCGCTGGACGACCGCGACCACATCTCGAACAAGCGCCTGGAGACGGGCGGCCACCTGATGGCGGAGCTCTTCCGCACCCTCTTCAAGCGGTTCGTCCGGAGCATGGAGCCGCAGCTGGTCAAGCGGCCGGACATCCTGGTGGTGATGAGCCGGAACAACACCATCACCCAGGGGATCAAGCACTGCTTCTCGACCGGGAACTGGGGCATCCCCAAGTCGAATTACATCCGGACGGGCGTGAGCCAGGTCATGTCCCGGCTGACACACAACTCTTTCCTGAGTCACCTGCGACGCATCCTCGTGCCGATCGGGAAAGAGGGCAAGAACACCAAGATCCGGCAGCTCCACCCGTCACAGGTCGGCTTCATCTGTCCTTTCGAGACGCCCGAGGGTCACTGCCTGACCGCCGACACGATGATCCTGATGAGCGACGGGCTCTCCCAGTTCCCCATCAGCGAACTCGCCAAGAACGCGTCGATCAGCGTCAAGACGACGCGGCTGGAGGACGGTGTCGAGGAGTCGTCGGGCATCCGCGGGATCCGGGTGTTCCATCCGGAGCGCCTCTACGGCCTGACCACGATCTCCAACCGGACGATCCGATGCTCCGGGCGGCATCCTTTCCTGGTCCTGGACGACAGAGACAATATCGCGTGGACGGTCGCCGACGAGCTCCGACCCGGTTCCATGGTTGCTCTCCGGTACGCGACATCGGTTCTGACCTCGCTCCCGGTCAACCGGCGGTGCCGGTACATGGGTCTCTGTAGGGCGCTCCGCGGTAGAGCGGCACCGGTTATCGACGAGGATTTCCGTGAGTTTGGACGGATGGACGTGCCGGACATGGATAGCGTGGTTATTCCTCGGTGGATCGGCAGCGCCGGGTCGGTGCGGGACTTTGTGGCCGGCCTTTTCTGCGGCCTGGGCGTGGGCATCGGCCTGCGCGAAACGGATCGGTACGAGGTCTCCGGGCTGTTTTTCCCAAAAGACAAGGACTGGACACACCGGCTGGCCGCGTGGCGGGCATTCGTCGTCAAGATCAGGCGCGTCCTCGGGCTCGGCATCGATCTCGTGAGCGACCGTGAGGAAGAGCGCTTGTGGCTCTCCCCGCACCGGACGAGGAAAAACATGTGCCGCTTCATCGACCTGTTTGGTTCCTGCTACGACGATCCGGAGATGGAGAGGGAAGTGTTTGTGTTTGCCGAGTACCTGCGGTCCGAGAGCGGCGTCCCGTTCTCCGAGTGGACAGAGTCGCTTGTCTACTACCACGACCGGCTGGTCTTTATGCCGCTGGAGACGGTCGTGCCGCTGCCGGTTGAGCCGACTTTCGACCTGACCACGGTGTCCGAGAACCACAACTACGTTGCCAACGGCTTTCTTACGCACAACTCCGCCGGGATCGTCAAGAACATGACGCTGACCACCCGGCTCACGACCAAGCTGAACTCGGTCTTTATCCGGATCACGCTGGAGGAGATCCGAAGCCTGATCCTTGGTTTTGAGGATCGCGAGCGTCTCGCAGGGTGTCGCTACAAAGTCTTTCTGGATGGGGACTGGATCGGTTCAGCCGGCTCGACGGGCTACGAGGACATTATGCGGTACAAGAGGACGGGACGCCTGCCGGCCTCGCTATCGGTCTCCGTCAACGATAAAGAGGAGGAGATCCTCCTGTTCACGGACGAGGGACGCATGATCCGACCGCTGCTGAATGCGCTCGACATGCCCACGATCGAGGATCTGCGGACGGACAGCCTGGAGACGCTCATCGCCCGGAACAAGATCCTGCTCGTGGACTCGTACGAGATCGAGAACAACGTTGTGGCCATGTTCCCGTCCGAGGTGACGCAGCAGCCGTTCTACACGCTGTGCGAGATCCACCCGAGCCTCCTCACAGGCCTGTGCGTCGGCCTCATCCCGTACTCGGATCACACCCAGGCGCCGCGCATCACGTACCACGCGGCCATGGGCAAGCAGGCCATCGGCGTGTACGCGACCACGCACAACATCCGGACGGACACGATCGTCCACACGCTCCACTACCCGGAGAGGCCGCTGGTTCAGACGCACATCGGCGCCATCACGGGCAACGACGAGATGGTGTTTGGATCCAACCTCGTAGTGGCCGTGGCCATGTACACCGGCTTCAACCAGGAGGACTCGGTCATCATGAACAAGGCGGCCGTGGATCGGGGTCTGTTCCGGACTTTTGCTTTCCGAACGATCCATGTGGAGGAAAAGAAAAAATCCACGTCCTACACGGAAGACATCCGCCTGCCGCCGCAAGAGATCCGGGCACGGAGCTACAACTACGGCAAGCTCGACAAAGAAGGGATCGTCCTGTGCGGTGCCTACGTCGGTCCCAATGACGTGATTGTCGGCAAGATCCAGACAAAGCACATCAAGACGGGCGGTGAGCAGCAGACCGATACGAGCGTCGTCATCCGGAACGGGGAGGAGGGCTACGTGGATCGGGTCTTCATCTCGACCTCGCCGGAGGGCTACCGGATCGTCAAGGTCAAGATCCGCTCGCAAAAGATCCCCGAGATCGGGGACAAGGTGGCCTCCCGCAGCGCGCAGAAAGGGACGATCGGGATGATCTACAACCAGGAAGACATGCCGTTCTGCGCCCAGACCGGCCTGATCCCGGATCTCATCATCAACCCGCTCTGCCTCCCGTCGCGGATGACCATCAACCAGATCATCGAATGCGTGGCGGCCAAGTCGTGTGCCCGGGAAGGACGATTCCGGTACGCGACGCCGTTCTCGAGCCACAGCACGGGCGTGGTCGACGAGCTGTGCGCCTCGCTGGTGGAGAACGGCTTCACCCCGGACGGGAAAGAGGTCATGAATAACGGCTTCACGGGCGAGTCTTTTGCGGCACGGATCTTTATCGGTCCCACGTTCTACCACCGCCTCAAGCACCTCGTGAGCGCCAAGATCCACGCCCGGAATAACGGGAGCCTCCAGGCGCTCACACGGCAGCCGGTCGAGGGGCGTTCCAGGGACGGCGGCCTGCGCTTCGGAGAGATGGAACGTGACAGTATCAGTGGATCTGTATCGGTTTCCCTGAAACAAGGTCTCGCCGTGAGGATATGTTCCATGGAAGGTGGTTCATGGGATGTTTTGGGATGGGATGCGGACGTACGGGGGATCGTTCCGAAGCGTCAGATCGGGTTCCTCGACAAAGGAGAGAAGGAATGTGTCCGGATTACATGCCAGGATGGTCGTATTTTTGTGTGCACACCTGATCACCCCATGTTGACCTCAGACGGAGAATGGGTCAGGGCACAACATCTGCAGAAGGGTGTCTCCCGGTTAAAGTGTTCCGTCGCTTACCCCGTCGTCGATATCGACGCTGAGGTAGCCGAGTGTAAGGGTTGGACCTACGAAACCCCAGACGGGAACGTACGCCTCTCGACGGATACTCCAGAACATTTCTTGAGGAGTCTTGCGTTCGCACGTATCCTCGGGTTGTTGGTCACCGACGGTACGATCTCGAAAAGGAAACAGGGAGGCTACGTTGGTCATGTGAGTGTGGGGCATCTGATCGACGTATCGACTTTTCTCGACGATCTGGATCTGTTCTCCCTCTCTAAGGAACAAGATTTTACCAGGGAAGACAGGATGTATTCCTGTTATTCCATTCCTATCCCGTACAGACTCTTGAACACCATTATCGAGATCCCCGGAATCCTTGTCGGGAAGCGCGTTGAACAGGAGTCCACGCTACCCGATTTCCTCATACGCGAGGACTGTCCTCGGCCGATCGTGCGAGAGTTTTTGGCCGCGATGTTTGGTGGGGACGGTCATACATGTGTGTTGGGGATGCACCGTGGGAAGCGAGACATCCTTACGTCGCTCTCGTTTTCGAAATCGAGGGTTGCCACACGAAGCGATTCTCTGGTCCTGATGATGAGGGAAATCACCCGCATGCTCAACAAGTGCGGGATCCACAAGATGACTCTCCAGGAACTGAAAGAGACCAGCGTGTCCAAAAAGAAACGACACGAGAATCCCGAGGCACACGAGAGGTGTTTCCAGTCTACGCTTCATCTGGACATCTCGGAGGTCATTCCTTTTCATGACAAAATCGGGTTCCGGCACTGTTCGCACAAGACGGTGAGGCTGGAGGCGGCCGTGGCGTATCGGCGCCTTAGAGAGAATGTGGTTCGGCAGCACAACTGGATTGTCCAGCGCGTCGATCAGATCACCCGTTTCTCCGAGATCAAAAAAGCGAGCCCTACCAAAATCGTGGGGACGAAGAAAGCCATCATCCAGGCCGTGGACGAATTGCGCAGCATGGAGGAGATCATTCACCCGTACGCGATCCCGACGACACACGACATTACGGATCACCTGATCAAAGGCACCCAGTTCGGCAAATTCACCTCGAAAAATTTCCCCACGGCGGAGGAATTCCTCAAACAGATCGGCGCGTACTCGTGGTTTGTCCGAGAAACAGAGGACGAAACCGCCCGTCCCGTGGCGTACGGCACGTGCCGGTCTAGTCCATGCATCCCGGTAATGGAACTGACGGTGCTGGACGTACGACCTTGTGGGAAAGAGGTGGTCTACGACATTGAGGTCGACAAGATAAATTCTTTCCTCGCGGACGGCGTCGTCGCGCACAACTGCATGATCAGCCACGGCGTCTCGCGCTTCCTGGCCGAGCGGCTCTTTGACATGTCGGACGTCTTTTCCGTCCCGGTGTGCTGCGCGTGCGGCTGTCTCCCCCACACGCTGGAGGCGTGCAACATGTGCGAGTCGGGCAGGATCAAGAGGGTTCGCATCCCGTACGCGTGCAAGCTCCTGTTCCAGGAGCTCATGGCCATGGGCATCAACGTGAGCCTGTTTGTCGACAAGGACGAGAAATACCTGGCAGCAAAAAATATTGGCTCCTTGTAGACATGAGTTGTGGTGATTGTTCCAGCAGCTGCGGCAGCAAATGTGGCTCGTCTTCTTCTTCGAGCCGCTGCAGCAAATGTGGCTCGTCTCTTTCTCCTTCGAGCGGCTGCCCGCATCATGACTGTCGGTGCTGCCTGTTTGTCCGTGATCCCTGCACCAGGCTGAGATGGTATCTCCTCTGATACGAGACGCCGGCGTCTCGTGTCGAAAGACAAATATTTTGAAAGAAAAAAATATTGTCGCTCTGTAGAGCAGATGTCCTCGTCCTCCTCCAGCTGCCACACCTGTGGCTCGTCCTCGTCCTCCTCCAGCTGCCACACCTGTGGCTCGTCCTCGTCCTCCTCCAGCTGCCACAGCTACCACAAGACGTGCGGCTACAGCTTTGTCTACGATCCCTGCACGGGCGAGCCCATCGACCCGTGCCTTGCCGAGCTATTTCAGTGCTGCGGAGGATCCAAGTGCCGGTATTACTATTCTGATGTGATCTGGTGCACCCTCTGAGCAATGAAATATCATGACAAGATCTCTCGCATCGTGCCCAGCAGCCGTGTCCGGAGCGATCCGTGGTGCCGGGAAAACGTCGGCCGGTCCTCCGGCCTCAGGAGGCTCTGAAAATATTCCGTGTTCTTATCGAGGAGCATGTCCAGGATACGGATCGGGATCTCTGATCCGGTGATCCCCTCGATCCCGAGGAAATTGAGGATCCGTCGCTCGACGTCCTCTCTGCCGATCCGTTTCTCCAGAAAAGCGGCGTTTGCGCACAACAGCAGGGTGTACAAACGGAAGAGGTAGACGGCCTCCGCCCCGTGGATCTGGTTCCTGGTCATCAGGTCGTGGAGGGACACGGCGTCCTTGTCGGTGCCAAAGCATTTGGGGTATTTCCGCTGCATGGTTTCCTATGGATGCGCAATTTTTTTTTAAATGAGCTTTTTCCCGGCGGCTACGAGATCCACACCTGACTTCGACTCTTCTTTTTTCAATCCTTGTCATCTCCAGACGCAGGTCTTTTCAGGATGAAGCATCAGTAGTACGACGTCTTGCTCTCGCTCTCAATACGGTACGGGTATAGAGAGAACGGCAGATCGTCGTTGGACGGCGCCACCACGAGCCTGGCCACATCGGCCTCCATGTCGTAACGGACATTCAGGACCTGGATGCCGTACCGCTCCGAGATCCTGGCGGCCGTCCGCGCGTGATCCTCCTCAAACAGCTCGTCCCACTCGGCCTTCGGGATCGTCAGGGGTGCCATCGAGTACACGAGCCGTGCGCACCGTGCCTCCCCGTCATAGGTGCCGCGGTGGATGTCGATCTGCGGCGACGCCCAGTGCGCGGGCAGCCGGGGCACCGGCCGGTACCGCTCCCGGACGTAGCGCATCGCCTCCGCCCATCCGCCCGTCTCCTCAAAGATCCAGAGCCAGTTCTCGCGATCGATCCGGAGCTCCATCTGCCAAAAAAACAACGACAGAGACAATCAACGACCGGTTCTGCGCGAGCACGGCGTGGATCATCGAGCCACACGCGATGCCGAACCAGAAATACTCTCCTTGGACAAGAGATTCCTCCGTCTTTTACCCTCTTAATCATAATAGGGATCAGGGGCAATGAAAAAAGATCCGGTTCTCTCGGGAGGATCTTCTCCTCGTTGCGCTACGACAAATCCATTTTTATATTCCAGAATGACGTTTGGCACTGATGTCTTGGCCATGATCGTATGTCTTTTTAGGATCCGTCTCTCGTGATCATTTTTTAAGGACAGGCCATAGCATCTGAGCTTTTTCAGATCATCATTCTTATTCTTGATGTAGAGCATCGTATAGGCATTGGCACATAGGATGATCGGTCCGCACAGGGGCACGGTGCGTGCATTCGCCTGAATCGTCTGGGTAAAGCGACAATATTCATTCGTTGGTTGCAGCTCGATGACATTCTGGGTCATTATGATCTCAATCACTGTATCGACCGGACTGTAGAACGCCGTCAGAATATCAGCATTGACATTCGCATAGTTGTCACAAAGATATAATTTTTCATTGTCTTCAGGACGTATATTGGTGAGTATATCGATATTCCCGTCAAGGACCGTAATATCATTGAGATAGGTTTCCATAGATTGTCTATTCATTTTTATCCTTTTCATTTTCTCTTTAAAGCATTCCTGACTCCTTGTGCCAGTGGGGAAAGATGGAACCCAATGACCTCGTCCTCAGGTCTTGAAAGCGAGGGGAGCGGTGGCCAGGCCGCACGTCCCGGCACCGCCGGCATCCTTCTGCAGCCGGATATACCCGTCCTCGCCCCAGCCCACGCCCCAGCTGTTGCGGACGATCCAGTAGTCTTGGCCGTTTTCCGTGCCGTAGCCCACGAGCTGGACGGCATGATCCAGGCTCTGGCCGCACGACCGCGCATCCAGGATGCCCGAGCTGTAGAACTGGAAGGCCCGCTGGTCGGCCTCGATGAGCACCACCACCGGCGCGTCCTGGAGGGCGTCTGCCAGTGCCGCCTCGTCGTCCGGTGCAACCTCGAAACAGCCCGAGGCCTTGTACGGGCTGTCGTGTCCCCGGCACGTGCCGTCCGCGGCCGTGTACGGATACTCGGTCTCTTTCTCCAGGCCGTGGGTATCGGCATAACCCATCGCCAGCTCCGGATAGCCGCCCTCACAGCCGTAGCTCGACGCGTCGCAGTCCACGAGCTCCTGCGGCGACAGCGCCACCAGCTCGCCCTTCGCGATCGCGTACGCGCTTTCCAGCGTCTCGGCCACGGCAAACGCCCAGCAGCTCCCGCACTGGCCCTGATCCTTCACCGGCGTCACAACATCCTTATTACGCCAATCGAGAGACGACGGGTTGTTCCTGACCGGTCGCGGAGCCGGCGGCTCGCACGGCGTCGCGGTCTCGTTCAGGGACGGGTAGCGCGTCCCGGTATACCACGTGACGAACTCGTGGTGCGTCAGATCCGCAAAAACATTCGGAGCCAGCCGGTACGAAAGGTTCTGTCGATTGGTCTCCTCGATGAACGCCAGGTTGTCCTCAAACACCGAGAACCGCTCCCAGAACGTCGGCTCGTCGTAGATCCGCTCGTTCCGGATCAGGAACATGCAGAAATGGTACAGCGCGTGGTACACTCTCATCTTTCTTTTTTTTTGGTGATTGATCTGTTGAGACCGGATCAGTTTTCAGGAAAGATACTCGAAATCGATGCTCTTCTGGAGCGCCGCCTCGGTGGTGTCACGCTCGTCGAATCCGTCCACCAGGATCTTGGGGATCGTCCAGGCCTTGTAGTCGTCTCTTGTCGAATACCCGTCCGAATAGACACGAGCCTCGCGGGAGAGCAGGTAGACGGTCTCTTTCAGATAAACACCGGCCTCGACCGTCTTTGGGGAAAGGATCTTGACGTCCATCCGCGGCATGCGGTCGCAGCGGCAGTAGCCGCGAGAGCAGTAGTCAGAACAGGAGAGGTTGTGCTTGTCGGCATCCTCTGTTGTGATGGCCTCGTTCTTTTGTCGGACGACGCGTCGGAGCCGCCCCATGAATTCCCGGAAGGCCGGCGTGTCGGGTGGGAACGCCGTATCTTCCTTCTCGCAGTGAAGACGGCACTTCTCGGAACGGATGGTCTCGCGGTTGAGCCTGTAGGAGTGCTTGACGGTGCCGTGGCACTCCGTGCACCCGTGCCGGTCGCACCAGTATTCTCCCGTGAATCCGGCGGGACGCGGCTCCGCGCAGACGGCGCACCGCGACATGTGCTCGTCGCATTTCTTGGCGTCGGGCTCGCAGGTCGTCCGGAGATTCGGGCACTGATAGACCTTGCACCGATGCTTGTCCAGGCAGTACACGTGTTCGTCCATCTTCTGCGCCAGACAGTCCGGCAGCGAACACGTGTGATCCGTGCAGAACCGACCCCCAGCGACCTTGTCGGCACGGCAGTTCTTGTAAGCGTACTCGCACTTGCCGAGGCACACCCGGCAGCACCGCTTGCCGTCCTCGCGTCGTCCTTCCCGGTATCCCTCGCGGCACGTGTCGCAGAAATGATCCAGGCAGTAGTCTTCCGAGAAATAGGTCGCACGATCCTTCTCACAGCCCCGGTACCGGCAGTGACACGTGTCGCAGAAGACGGCACCGATCCTGGTTTTGGGTCGCCTGCAGAAGCTGTCCCTGCACGTGTGGTCTCCGCAGTACATCGAGCCCTTGTACGGCGTCCGCTGCTTGCGACAGGTCGGAAGATGGCACTCTCTCATCTGTCACGGAAAAGAAATACTCAGTGTTTTCTTTTTTACTGTATTTTCTCCGACGACGTGCTCCGTAATCAGTTTTTTCTGTCGGTCTAAAGACTGCGCACCGCAGCGCAATCGGAATGACGATAGACAGGATGCTCAGGATCCTGGAGAAAAAGAGGGGTACGGGATGGCACCTGGACGTGGGTGACCCGGCGCTGGCGAGGCTGCTCGGCAACCTCCTGGATCCGGTGACTCTCTGCGTGCCGAGGGAGCCCGTGGTCATGCCGGACGGCTCCCTCTACGACAAGAAGACGCTGGAGCGGCTGAGGGACGGAGACACGATCGTCTCGCCCGTCACCCGGCAGGAGATGAGACCGGCCGAGACGGGCGGCGCATTCGAGGAAAAGATGGTCACGGCCGTGCTCTGCCTCGTCCTGGATCATTTCAGGCTTTCTTGATGTACAGGGTCTCGATCTTGGTCGAGGTGCTGTACTTCTCCCAGACGTCCGGCGGCACGTCTTTCTTGTTCATGGTCGAACGGATGGATTCCTTGAGGACGGCCTCGAGACCGTTCTTGGAGTACGAGGGCTGATCCCTGTTCTTGAGGTCGCCCTTGATCTTTTCTTTCAGCTCGTCCATCTCTTTCTGGAGGGTCGAGACCTGTTCCCGGAGCCCGACGTAGCGCTCGATCCATTCTCTCATTTTATGCCCATGGACGGAGACGGGGGGATCAGGAGATCATTTTTTTGGCATTGACGGCCGGCGTCAGGAGACGGGAGAGGTCGAGCACGCCGTTCCGGTACCACAGAAAATCGATCTCTCGGGGAGAAAAATCGCTCTTGTGACGGGGGAAAGGACGTGCCACGGAGGCAAAAACCCGGAGAGGATCGATGGTCTGCGCCGTTCCGTCTTTACTAGTCGATCGCCTCAGCGCCGCCTCGATGAGCACACAGGAATAGAGCAGCGGGAGATCGCTGCTTTCCCGGCGAGCCAGTTCTTGGGCTCGTGTAGCGGCCTCGTCGAGGACGGCCTCGATCGAAAACGCGGGGGTATCGATGCCCAGGCCTCGGAGGAGACGATCGAGGATTTTTTGTACGTCTCTCCTCCTCGTATTTTCCGACAAGACAGAAAACATTTACCCAATACTTTTTTTTTTTGTTTTTCGCAAATATGCGTGTAGTCCTGTTTTTGGGATGGTTGGCTCTGTGCCAAGCCGTCTTCACAACGCGCAAAAACAAGATCTATTATAATGACGCCGAGTACAGGATCAAGGGGATCAACTGGTTCGGCCTGGAGACCGAGTGCCGGTGCGTCCACGGCCTCTGGATCCACGACACGGCGCATTACATGGATCTTTTGCGAGCCTGGGGCTTCAATTCGATCCGGGTGCCGATCTCGTACGAGCTGGCCGTAGATCTGGATCAGCCCGTGAACCCGCTCTGTGTGATGGCCGAACCGGGGATCGTGGGATGGTCGGCGAGACACTACCTCCATCACCTCTTTTATCATGCCGAGACGAGGGGCATGTCTCTGCTCCTGGATCTCCATTCGGATCACGGAATCATCCAGCCGTCGCCGACAAGCCTCGTAAGCCTCCAGGACAATCTCGAGGCGTGGCGCCGGCTGCTCCTGGAGTACGCGTCGTACGATAACCTGATCGGGATCGACGTACGGAACGAGCCGCACGGGACAACCACCTGGCAAGAATGGTACGCCTACATCGATACGCTGCTGCGTTTCGTAAACTCCAACCTCCCTTATTTCCAGGGCTTGTTCTGGATTCAGGGGATCGAGGACGACGACGCGCCCTGGGGCGGGAGCTTCCGTTCCATGGGCACGCTGCTGGGAAAAAAACCCGACAAGAACATTGTTTTTTCGCCCCACGTGTACGGGGTTTCTGTCCGGGGCATGGACACCCTCGACGACGTCCACACGAGGTGGGACGAGTGGTTCGGCTTCCTCACCCAGTACTACGATAACCCGGTCTGTATCGGAGAGATCGGGGGATGGAATGCCGGACCCGACCTGGAATGGCATGAGATCGTTTTACACTATCTCAAGACACGTGGGATCACTGATTTCTACTACTGGTGCCTCAACCCGGACAGCGTGGACACCGGCGGGCTCCTGGCGATGGACTGGACGACGATCGATCAGAGCAAGATCGACTGGTGCTATAATCTCCAGCCGGATCCTACTTTTATCCTTTTCTAAGCTTCTTGCGATAAACGGTGGAAAAGATGCCGTCCTGGGTATAAGTGTCAATCGACTCAAAGCGGCGCTCAAGCACGAGGAGAGCCTGCTGTGCGTAGGCGTCGTGGTCAATGACCACGAGGCGTCCGTCGTTGTCCATGACCCTCCAGGCCTCGTGGATCACGTTCTCGTCCCGGATAGAAAACAGGCAGAACCGCATCTGAACGAGATCAAAGACGCGTGGGGCAAACACGGGCTTGCCGGCGTCGCGGCAGAGAAAAAGGGGATTCCGATCGCCGTAGCGCTTCTTGGCATGGCGGATCGCGCCCTCGTCATTATCGATCCCGACAAGCGTCATGCCGGGGTTGTTGCGGAGCACGTCCATGGTGGATTCACCGGTTCCGCACCCGATATCCAGAGCATATCCACCGGATGGAGCCGTGTCCCTCCCTCGACGCACGAGGATGGGCTCAGTGATCATGTAGCCGGGAGCGGTCGTAGCGCTGGCGATGACGAGCAGCCATAGCAGAAAAGAGCGCATCTGAAGCATGGGGAAAAAAGGAATTCAGTCTGGTTTCCTTTTTTTTTTTCCAGAAGCGGAAACATCAGGGTATCAGTTTTTGACGGCTAGCGGATCTTGAGACACTCCTTGATCCTGCGGACGATCTCGTCGCGACTCATCTTGGAGACGTCGTCCGTAAAGATCGGCGAACCGGCCTTCCTGGGCGGCGAACCGGCTTTCCTGGGCGGCGAACCGGCTTTCCTGGGCGGCGAACCGGCTTTCCTGGCCGGCGAACCGGCTTTCCTGGCCGGCGAACCGGCTTTTTTCTTGATGTCTCCAACGATTTTAGCGCGCCTAGCCTGGATGAGCTGCTCCACAAGGCCGCAATAATATTCTTTGATTTCTTTTTTCTTATAGACGATGCCGTGCGCGTCGAGCATGGCTTTCAGATCTTGAATGGTGACGTCCTTGTTGCACGCCACGTAGTTCTCCAGGGTCTTGGTCTTTTTCGCGGCGGCGCCTGCCGCGGCCGGCGGTGCTGGTGGAGCACCGGCTCCGGCCAGGATCTTTTTCCCCACGGCACCCGTCCTCAGCACCCACTTGCCCGTTGCGGGATTGCAGACGTAGTCTCCCGGCCTCTCCCGGTATTTCCTGTCCTCCGGGTTACAATTTTTCATTTGTTTTTTACTCGATATATTTTTTAAAACTTTTATTCATAAAAAATGCCGTACAAGATGCGAAAGCTGCCGAACATCCCGTTCTACAGGGTGTACAATTCGGAGACGGGTGCCGTCAAGGCGTTCCGAACCACGCTGGAAAACGCCAAATCTATGTTGCGGCTACTCCGGGCTGTGGAGCACGGGTGGGTGCCAACCGGCAGCCCCGGACGCGCGGGCAAGCCGGGACGAGCCGGAGGACGCGGCGGCAGCCCCGGACGTCCGGGACGAGCCGGAGGACGCGGTGGCAGCCCCGGACGTCCGGGACGAGCCGGAGGACGCGGCGGCAGCCCCGGACGCGCGGGCAAGCCGGGACGAGCCGGAGGACGCGGCGGCAGCCCCGGACGTCCGGGACGAGCCGGAGGACGCGGCGGCAGCCCCGGACGCGCGGGACGAGCCGGACGATAAAGCGTTTCTGACAAACTGTCGGCGTCAGAAAAAAATTTAAAATACAATAAAGATACGCAAAAACCATGATGCAGACCTACCAATTAGGCTTCTGGATTCAGGTCTCTCTGGTGGCTATCCTCTTGGTGTTTATCGTCTGGCTGGCCGTCGAGCGCGGCCTCCGGGATCGGCGGACACGCGTGGCCGACGTCGGTCTGGAGTTCCTCGTGTCTCAGTACCTGCGGAAAAGTTTCCAGCAGGTGAATTACCTCCTCCTGCGCTCCACCGGTGGCGTCCCGAAACTGTCCATCACGGACGTCAACATCCAGCAGACCCGTTTCATCGAGGACGTCCAGCAGACACTGAGCAGACGGCTCGTCCGCTTTGTCCGCGGTCGTGAGATCGTCTCCGACCTCCAGACCGCCATGCTCCGGCTCGAGTTCAAGACGACGGACATTTTTATCCTGCCGGACGCCGTGCTCTCGGGCCTCGGCTTCTACAAGAAAATGCTGTTCCTGGCCTCCGAAAAGACCCTTGACGAGCCTCTCGAGATGGAGGATGAAGAGGCAAAAACATTCATCAACACGCGTCTTTCTACCGGAGCGTAGGCCGCTCGCGAAAGATCAAGATTGTTTCTTGGATGATTGTCGTTTCTGCTGGTATCGGAATTGTTCCAGCCACCGAGCCCGAGTCAGGGGCGTCTTGGCTTGCTCCTGCAACCGGGCTCGAATTGTCTCGTCCTTGGTTTGTGCCAGCCGCTTGCGACACCACTGATTGAACCTCACCGACTCTTGATTATCTCGCGGCAGGCTGCGCACGCCGTACCGCAGGAGATCCCGAAATAACTCATGGGGCAGCCTGCCGGCGAGACCGACAGCGCTTTGCTGCTGTTTTGCGCCACCACGCTCGACCAGTTGGAAGCGCTGCTGCGCCTGCTGGATCTGTTGTATCCGTGCCTGGGCGAGCGCCGCAACATCCTGTGTCTGGATGTACTCCATCTCTTCGGGCAGGGGGATGTATCCGTGCTCCAGGAAAGCGAGCTGGACATCGTCGCTCCCTCGGGTGAAAGCCGTCCGACCGAACTGGTCGCGCAGGTACGGGTCGGCATCGTAGGATAGGAGGAGATCGACGGCCTCGCGATCTAAGCGATTCTCGACCGTCTCGTGCAGCGGCGTCCGACCGGTATGGGTCCGGGCGTTCGGATCGGCTCCACGCTCCAGCAGCAGCCGGACGCTGTCCAGGATGTCGTATCCCGCCGCGATGTGGAGCGCCGTTTCTCCTGCCCGATTCCGGAGACGGGTGTCCGCACCCCGATCGAGCAGCAGCCGGATCGTGTCGGTATATGCTCTCTCGGAGCTCTCGTGCAACGGAGTTGCCCAAGAACCCGACCTGTGGTTGACGTCCGCTCCGTTCTCCAACAGAATCATTACGATTTCATGGTGGCCATACCTGGCCGCCATGTGGAGGGCACGGTTCATATCGTCATGATTCCTCCACCTCTCGACCAGCGCACGGACGGCTCTCACGTTATTCATTCGAGCCGCGAGTACCAGCGGTGTAATACCCTCTTCGTCCGTAATAGAGGGATCCGCACCAGCCTCCAGCAGCATCCGGACGATTTCTTCCGAGGCATCGTGTGATGCCCGCACCGCCCGGTGCAGCGGCCTCATCCCCTGCAGAGGCTGATTCGGATCCGCTCCGTTCTGTAGCAGAATCATTACGATTTCATGGTGGCCATACCTGGCCGCCATGTGGAGGGCACGGTTCATATCGTCATGATTCCTCCACCTCTCGACCAGCGCACGGACGGCTCCCACATTATTCATTCGAGCCGCGAGTACCAGCGGTGTAATACCCTCTTCGTCCGTAATAGAGGGATCGGCTCCACGCTGCAGCAGCATCTGGACGATTTTTTTTTCCGAGGCATCGTGTGATGCCCGCACCGCCCGGTGCAGCGGCCTCATCCCGATCGACAGAGGCTCATTTGGATCCGCTCCGCTCTGCAGGAGGCGGCGTATGGCCGCGGCGTCCTGCCAATTCACGGAGCGCCACGTCTGTCCTTTCTGTTGTTTCATTGTTTTACCGATAGAAAAAAAAGAAAATCAGCGCGGCGACGACCACCACCAGCGCGACCGCGACGGCACCAACGATCCACGGCCACGCGCGCGGCCGCTTGGTCGGCCGGAGCTGCGCGAGAAAGTCTTTGTAATAAATGTCCACGAGCCGGTTCTTGGCCACGGTGTCGACCGGTTCGACCGGTGCTCTTTCGAGGCGGAACGGCGTTTTTTGGGTCTTGGAAAAGACGAGTTTCTGGTCTGTGAGGCGGAGGTATCCGAGACGGCCGTAGGGCACGCGTCTCGTATCCCAAAAAGCAAGAATGACACGGTCGCCGGTAGTCGGATCCATTGTCATGTACGGAAAGAACCGGTTCTCGTCGTACGAAAAGACGCGGCTGTTTTTCTGATTCACGATCGGCATCAGGACGAGCACGTTCTTTTCGCGGTCGTAGAGCAGCGTGTTGTTGGAGCGGCGCATGGTCAGGAGGTACGTGTGCCTGTTTTTGAGGTTGATAATGTTGTGCCCGTTATCGTTATGGACGAAAAACAGCTCCGCGGCGGCCTTGTCGATCACGGTAGTGTCGTCCGCGGCGACATACGAATCGTCGGCACGCAGGTAGAAATTTCCCGTAAGGAAGCTCTCGAATGAGGCGGGATCGTAAAAGACGGTAGATTCATATCGCCCACCCAGCGCGATATCTTTGGATGGCACGAGGTTCTCGATAGGCGTCCGGTTGTTGGCGTACCAGCGCGCGTTCGAGAGCATGAACGGGATGCACACGCCGCCGTGTTCGGTCTGGAGGTGCTGGCCGAAACTCGTCAGGGGATTGTTCTCGATAATCCGACGGCACTGGTCTTTCGAGACGTTGTGGAGGCACTGGCCGTTGACGCTGTCGAAGCACGAGTACAGGAGCGAGTCCGGGTACCACGTCTTGTCGCGGATCTCCGAATACTTTTTGTAAGGCTTGTGCTCGGAGATCGGTGGCGGGGTGACGACGGGATGGCGGTCGTCGACGGGCCGGTAGCGCAGGTTGTTGTCGCGGCAGCAGGCCGCAAAGACGTCGTCGTCGTCTTGTGCCAGCTCTTTGCATTTTTTCAGAGACGCGGCCTTCATGGTGTATTTTTTTGGCCGGCCGTATTCTCGTTCACAGGCCGCTCTGCACGCCTCGTAGCCCTTTTCATCCACCTGTCCCGGCTCCAGGACGCTCTTGCGGGCGATGATCCGGCAGCGGTTGAGACATTCTCGGCGGACGGCGGGTTCGTCAAGGCTCCGGTAGACCACGCCGTCGTGGAAAGAGTCGCCCACCCCCACAAAATACTTGACCATCTTTTATCCGTTGTCTCTATTTTTTTCTCGTAGCGATCAGCCGATTCTGTTGATTGTCGTGATGACCGAGGGTATCTGAGGACTAGAGTCAAAGCTATATGCGTCGAGGTAGATATTGTCAGTTTTATAGAAAACGAGCTGGATATAGTCATTCGCACTGACGTTTACGATATTATTTGTCGTGACCACGAGAGCCCTCGAGTCATTAATCTGTACATAAAAATTCGAGGCGGAGACGTTTACCCCGTTCTGTGTCAGCCAAAAATAAGCGACACTGCTAGACCCACCACCGGGTGGGTTATAGACCTGATACGATGTGATAATCAGATATACGCCACTATTGGTGAACGTGATCCTACTGGAACCCGTCAACCCGATCCCGTTCGCAAAAGATGTATAGTTGAAAGTGACATAGGCTCCCGTTGAGCCCGTGCCATAAAACGGACCTGTATTCCCAAAAAGAGCATAATGACTTGTCCATGATGAACCTGTCGGACCCGTAGCGCCTGTCCACCCCGTTTGTCCGGCTGAGCCCGTTGAACCGGTACACCCGGTGGTTCCTGTAGCACCTGTCCATCCAGTGAAACCGGCTCCTGTAGATCCCGTGCTCCCGGTGGAACCGGTGCTCCCTGTAGCACCGGCTCCTGTCGCACCCGTGCTGCCAGTCTCGCCGGTTGAACCCGTCGATCCGGTGGCTCCGGTGGTTCCTGTCTGACCCGTCCAGCCTGTAGAACCGGTGCTCCCGGTGGAACCGGCTCCTGTAGATCCCGTGCTGCCGGTGGATCCGGTCGCAGCCGTCGAGCCCGTGGCTCCGGTCGCACCGGTTGAACCCGTCGATCCTGTAGGACCGGTGGTTCCTGTCTGACCCGTCCAGCCTGTAGAACCGGTGCTCCCGGTGGTACCGGTGCTCCCCGTAGCACCGGCTCCTGTCGCACCCGTGCTGCCAGTCTCGCCGGTTGAACCCGTCGAGCCCGTGGCTCCGGTCGCACCGGTTGAACCCGTCGATCCTGTAGGACCGGTGGTTCCTGTCTGACCCGTCCAGCCTGTAGAACCGGTGCTCCCGGTGGTACCGGTGCTCCCCGTAGCACC